CGGATCGGTTATGGTTTCAAACTCGACGCGTTTTAGCGCGTCTGAGCTGTATTTTGACTTTGGGTCGGAGAGAAGATTTTTCAAAATGTCCAATCCATTGTCCAAGTCTATTATTCGCAAATTATATCCAGCGTTGGCTAGCGAAGCTAGCGCTCCGGTTTTTCCGGACCCGCTATCGCCTATTACCAGGGCTTTGGTGGTTTCGCTGGAATGGTGTTGGGAAAGGGAGGGCATTTTGGCTAACCTCGGATTTGGAGGGGATCCCAGCTTCGCTGGGAGAAGTTGGCTTCTAGCCAGCGCTCTCGCGCCTGCGGCGCACGCCCGCAAACAGACTGGTAGGGGCACCCGCCATAGTTCCCGCAACTTTTGTCATTTAGGGGCCAGATGCCGCTTTCTGCACAATTTTCCATCTGCCTTTGCCAGAACCAGAAATGAACCAACCATTCGTCGGAGGATTCTTTGGTGCGGGGGACTAGTCCCCGTTGGAAGCGGGCAAAGCCTGCTCCAACTTGGATTCCGTCGATTATCATTCCGGCCAAATCCTGGCCGAAGGCAACCTTTCCGGCTATGGTGTAGAGGCTCATTTGGTTGTCTGGGGAGAATTGGGCGAAGAATCTCGGGTCCAAGGCTCGTTTTGTGGTTTTGATGTCTACTCCGTAGAGGTTGTCGCCCAGACGCCCGATTCGGTCCATGTGACCGCAGAGTAAAATTGGCTCCCCGGTGACTTGACTGTTGCCTTCGGCATAAAACCGAAAGCTCAATTCCACCGCTGGTTTTCCATTGGCCAATTGAATTGTCTCGATTGGATCATTTTGGCCCAGTTCGTCCAAATACCAGACAATGGTTCGAATTAGGCTTAGGCGGGTTTTTTCGGGGATGTCGGAAATCCACCCCCGGCCAAGGGCGGAGTTCCAAGTGCTGCGCAGCGCCTTTTCCACCGTGGTCTGCAGGGCCTCTTGGTGCTCCGCACCCAGGCTGCGCATTTGGTCGTAGGTCTCGCGGGCTTGATGAAGCCAAAGTCCGAAGGACAAATGCGCGGACTGGATTTTAGGCACCCGGCCTAGGACTATGGAATAGTAGTATTTCCGTGGGCATTCCTTAAATGTCCCTAGACTGGTAGAATCTATGGCTAGCTGCAAGCTGGGGAGTTGGGTGGAAAAGGAGGAGTTCATTGCGCCGCCTGCGGCGCAGCAAGGTATTTTAATTTTTCTTTAATTTTCTGAAGTGCTTTTTCTATCGAAGATTCTTCCCCCTTTGCCAAAAGGCTTTCCTTCCCCGACCCGGTGCCAAATATTGACCAGTAAAACATATCCGCCTGCTGCTCAATAGTCTCCACCGCTTCTATTACAATCATTTGTATTGGGTCTTCGTTTTTTCTCATAGTCCTAATTCCTCTGCTGATAGGTTGATTTTTTGGTTGATTTGGAGTTTTTTGCCTTTGGGAGCGGAGGCAGTTTTTTCGGCTAGCGCAAAGCGTTCGCGCTGCGCGCGAAGCTCGGCGACCACTCGGGCTAGGTCTTGGGTGGAATAGCTTTCTGGATCTCGGTCAAAAAGCTCGCGGAGCGAATCTGGAGAAGCTTCGCTGAGGGCGGAGCTTATCGGAAGGGCGCCTTCGGCGCTGCCTGCGGCGCTGGACACTATTGGTGCCCCTTCGAGGCTGGCGCCTGCGGCGCATCGCCGCCTCCAGCGTATTTTGCATAAAGTTCCAAACAACTAATCCCCTGATTAAAGGCCATAAATTTACCTTCGGTAGAATATTCCAAACATCCGGTCAGGGCTTGGAGATATTGCATATTTCCGGCGATAAAATAGTCCCCAGGGGAGGCCCCTGCGGGGGCGGCGGCTAAGACGAAACCAAAGATAAGAGAAGTAAGGTTATACATTTTCTTGATCCGGTGCCTGCGGCGCAGCCGGCGCAGCCGGCGGCGTTAGAAATAGTTTTGCTTCCGCCGCCCTTCGGGCGGTTAGTCCTGGGTTTTCTATTCCATTAACCAAGTTCCATTCTCCAAATTCTTCTGAGATTTTGCTAAAGTCTTCTTTGTTGATGGAGGCTAGAAGACGGCTGCGATGTAGGCCATAGATTCCGACGTTGTAGGCGAAGCTAACCAGCGCTGCTTGCTGGTTGGGGTTTAGGTCCACCTCGGCTAGAAAAATCACACAGTCTAGGACATTTGCAACTAATTCTGAGAGGCGCTGGTGCGCAGCAGCTTCGGTGATTGGGGGCGTAGCCTCCTCCACCCTGTTTCCATTGGCCAGGGTGCTATAACCGTAACCGATTCTCCAAACTCCGTCAGAGTCTAGGAATGGGGTGGGGCTAAAGCCCTCCCATTTGGCTATAAATTCAGTAGCAGCGCCGCAGGCTGCGCCTTCGGTAGCATCTGTCATTGTTTAACTCCTTTGTCTTTGAGCCTGCGGCGCAGCCGGCGCAGCCGCTAGGCAAATCCTGCAAAAATATCATCAAACCAGGCTATGGCACTTCCGCTGCCATCAGAGGTTAGGGACAGATTTATCTTGATTGTCGCGGTTCCTGCTGGGGTGGTGCAAGGAGTGTAAGATTTGTATAGGGTCCAAGAGGCACTGTCTGATCCGGATATTGAGGAATAGCAAACTTGTCCTAGAGAGTTCCCAACGGAATCATAGGCATAGATGTTTATTGCCCAAGTTCCGGAATGTGACGCCAGTCCGCTTGTTTCTATGTAAGAGGATATCCCACAAATCACCCCTGGCACCGCCGGTCTGGTTATCGTCGCCGTTACCGTCGCGGCACTTCCGGTAAGTTTGATGCAACCATTGGCCAGATTTCCCTTAGTTCCATCGTATGCCACATCTCCGCTGGGGCTTCCGGTCCACGACTGGATATTGCCGGAGGCAAAGTGCCCGTCTGGGATTAGATTGGTGCTTTCTGAAGACAAGTCAAAATAGCTGTATTGAGGAAGGATGTTATTGGAAAGCTTGGTCGGGCCGGTTCCGGAAACCAGAATCTGTGGTAAATAGAATCCTTGCGGAGAAATTGTCGCATCTGCTATTGTTATCCCTTCATAAACTGCTGAGGCACAATAGGCAAAATAATTTGTCATATTTGAACTTCCTACTTTATTTAGGATTAAAACCCCGCCTATCCAAATAAATGCCGAAAGCGCCCCGTTGAGAGAAACCGGTATTGCAGCGTCAGTGAACTGTTCGGCGTGACAATTGTCACAAATTAGATGGATTAGAGTAGAATATAAAATTTGCCCACAATCATCAAAGGAGCAATTTGTGCAGACAAATTCAACACCGGCGATCGGGCTTGATATATTAGCATCGGTTATTGCGGTCGTAACGGTGGTGAAAGTTACATTTGTTAAGGTTATTCTTTCCCCGTTGTTGATGTTTGTTAAAACCGATGCGCCGGTCCCGCAGTTGGTGACGAGGCAATTTTCCGCAAGGTTAAAATTGACACCGTTGCCAATTCCCCAGACAACGCCACAATAGGCAAATGTGCATTGGCGAAATAATGTGTTATCGGCGGCATAAGTTCCGCTAGAGGTATACGGAGCCCAGACAAAAGTATTCACCGTGGAACTTTGCCCAGAACCTTGGAAGAAACCGTTTTCTATTCTATTTACGTTGGTATACCAGTTTCCGGAAAACGCTCCCTGGCTAGTGGTTAATGTGCAAAAATTGCCAGAGGCTATGGCAGAGAAGTTGAATTTTGCAGTGTTTAAGTCAAGGGAAACGTAACTGACATCAATAGTTATGGAATTGGTGAATGTGTAGGTTTCACCGGCTTGGAAGATTATTTTCCCGCCCCCAGCGTTTTTAACCAACGTCGCTAAAGCGTTAAATGCAGTTGAGCAATCGGAGAGGGAAGATGATAGTCCAAAAGAATCCGCGACGTAAGTTCTAGAGGTAATTAAGCTGTTAAAGGTGGAAGAAACTGGACCAGGTTGGGCTGCCGCAGGCGGCGGACGAAAAGCTATTGTGGTGCCAATTCCAATTAAGGCTTGGCCAATTCCAACTAGGGCTTGGCGCCGGCTTCGCCGGGGGGAAGTTGTTATAGTAGTAATTTCTTCTTGCATAGATTTTCCTAACGAGATTTTATTTCTTGTGCGCCTGCGGCGCCTAAGGGCCTTTTATAGAAACTTCGACTAAAGCTGTGGTTGAGCTAGAGGAGGTTGAATAAAGAATTACAACCGAGGCAGCGGGAACAGTAACTGTGGAGGTTAGTCCGCTTGTAACAGAAAGTGTTGAAACTTGGCCTGTGGTGTTAGCCGCATCTATCACCCATTGATTAATGGTGGCAGTGCCGGAAGAATTTAGCGGCCAGTGTGCTAAGGCGACTTGGCCGCTGTAGGCGGTGGTTTGGGAATAGTTGATTAGCATTAGGGCAATTCTACTTGTCCCGTCGGTGCAGGCGATGGTGTTTAGGGGTGGATTGGCGCTGCCAATCGTGACCGTGGCCCTTTCCCCGTAAATTGTGCTAGCGGCCTTTGATAGGAGATATCCCCCCGGTGCGATGGCATAATTCCCCCCACTGTTAACGCAGTCCGTACCCCCTACTATGCCGTAGTCAGAGTCAAGATAGACTTCCCAAATACCCGCCATTTGGAAATTGTTGGTTGAATTTAGGCCGGATAGAATGGCTTGGGCGTTGAAAACCGCTCCAACTGCGTTTTGCTGGTATGTGTTACACACGCCTGGAGAGGCGCCGCCGGATAATGTGCCATATGTGTCGTTTTGGTTATATTCTCCAATAAAAATTGGAGTGGTTCCGGATATTCCATTAGCTACTTCGGTGCCAAAAGCATAATTATTGTCAGTTAAAACTGAACCAACTCCACCGTTTGAGGTGAATTGTGATTGTCCTGCATAGAGATATGCGTGGTAATCTAGCGCATCATAATTACCAGAACAATTGGACGTAAATCCACTTACATCTGAGACGTAGGAAAAAACCGGGCCTAATACTTTGTAGCTTGAACTAACGCCTTTGATTGCCGCTGAGGCGGCGTTGAAGTAACTATAGTAATAAGAGGGGGCATTTCCAGATCCGCCGTCTGCTTCATTTCCAATTTCAAAACCATATATTGGCAATGGGGCACCGGTAGCGGTGGAATTTGTGTTTTTGAAATAAGTGGCAACCGCCGCACACATAGTGCCGAAATTGCTTGCAGTTGACCAGTTGGTCAACGTTGCCCCGAGGCCAATGATAATTCTGGCGTTTGAGGGGATGAATAACGGGGCGTTGTTTATCAGGGGGCCGAAAACAGTTGATAGGTTTGATGAGGTAGTGGCGCCGCTGGGGAAGGCGTTTTCTGTGTAGCCAGATTGCGAGTTGAATCGGTAGAGGGGAAAGGCTAGGGTAGATAAAATCCCTTGCAATGTTGAATCAGTGCAATTGTTGAAATTGCTATCGCCTAAAGTTCCTGTTGCGACACCCCATACATAAGGCTGAACTGTTTGGCCGGTTAGGTTGGTAAAATCTACATTTACAAATGTGCCGGAGGCAGAGGGGCCGGTGCCCCCGCCGCCGCCTGCGGCAGCATTCCAAATAAGACCAACGGTTGTGGTTCGAGAGGAGGGGTTGAAGGCTACTATGCTTCCGTCGGAAGAACTGTGGATTTGAACGTAATTTCCAGCGGTTAGGACATCTGTGGGGTTTGTTTTGTTAACTGTGGCTACGCCAGCGTCGCAGATGGCAATGCAGGCACCTGCGGTGCCACCGGTGGCGCTTTGCATCGCCAAGCCAATTATGCCTGGGTTTGTTGAATTAACCGCTATGGCTAGGCCATAGTTTGTCATGGAGACAAAATTTCCAGCGGTTATGGCTCCGGAAACGGTGCGGAAGGTTCCTCGGGCGACGCCTGAGTCCCAGAGGACATCTTGGCCGACCAAAGCCGATCCTGAGTATAGACTAGGCACTGCGTTAGTGCCTGCGACTAGCAAATTAGCCGCATTCCAAAATTTGGAATTACTGATTCCACTCTGTCCAGCTATTATAGCTAGGTTGTAGGGGTGCGTAGCGCGATTGTATCCAGCGGTGTAGGGGTCGGCTTCGCCGTGAAAGAAGCAATTTTCCAAATAACCTGCATAAATGGCCGCGTGGGTTGGGTTGGTGGAGATTTCATAGGTGTTGGTGGTGTCTAGGGCTATGTCGGTTGAGATAAATTCACACCCGGAGATTAGACCGGTGGAGTTGGAGTCATAGATTCCTCCGTTTCCACAAGCCTCCATGCTCACCCTAGCAAATAGTGAGTTGATTAGGAAGTTTAGTTGGCTTCCGGCCTCTTTGTAAAAGGCGTAGGGACCGAAGCCACTGTGGCAGCGTTCGAATAGGGCGGTGACGATTTGATTTGTCCCGGCGCAAGCAAAGCTTGCCCCGGTAGATCCGTCGCAGTAGCAGTCTATGAAGCTCTGATCCCCGGTGTTTTGGCTGGCGTAGGGGGCAAAGTAAACGTTGAAGAAATTTCCCTGAAAGAAGCATTCTATTAGATTTTGGTGGTCGTTTACTAGGTTTAGGCCGGAGTAGAATTGGCGCACGCTTAGGCGGAGACCGAAGAAGTCGCGGGAGACGGCGATTCCGTGCATGTAACAGCCGGGGTTGCCCATGGGCGGGCTAGAGGCCGGACCCCACACTGACATATCCCGCTGTTCGGAATAGGCAATGTTGCCTCCAACTGTGCGGTTTGAGGGACTTATGGCCCAAGTTCCGTATCCGGAGTCTGTGATCCAAGTTAGCCTAGTAGCTATCATTCCATCCCCAAACCAGGAGCTTTGGTTAGTTTGAAAATCTCCTACCGGAGTATCGGACCGGATGATTGTTCGGTTTATTTGATAGTTTCCGGCGGGGGTTTTGTGCTGCGCGCCCAGAGGGGCTGCGCCAGCAGCCACTTCGGCGGCTTGGATTGCTAGCCAATCCATTTGAAGGGCTTGGATTAGGCTTGGGCTGTAGGTGAAGGTTATGGTTTGGCCGCTAGAGACCGTTCCGGTGACAGCGGAGCTTAGGGTTATGGTGCCGCCCAGCGGCCCGTCACTGGCGTTGGGGGTCACTCCATTGAATGAAATGGCGGCTATGGTAGCTCCGCTAGGAATATTAGTTCCGATCACCAGCATCCCGACTACTAGGTATTGGGCCGGGTTGGCCAGATCGCCAGAGAGATTAGAAAAGGTTAGGGTAGTTCCGGAGGTGGTTTGGGCGCTAGTGGTTTTGGTGAAGGTTAGGCCATAGGCGGAGTTTGTGACCCAGGTGTAGGGGGTGGCTCCGCCCAGGGTAGTTACTCCAGCTAGGGCCGCTAGGGTTGTGATGCCGGAGAATTTTGCAATGCTGGAAAGGGGGTAGGAACTTCCAGTGCCCAGGGCACCGTAGATTGGATCGGTGGATAGGATTGTTTGGGTGGACATTGGGCAAAGCCTCCTGCGGCGCAGCCGCTTCTAGTTAAGTTCTTCTAGCTCCGAAGCTGCCGCAGGCGGCTGCGCCGCTTGGCGCCGGGCGAGGACCTTTTGATGCACAATTTCCCTAATCACATAACTCACCCCAATGGGGCGGGAGGAATTTTTGCCAAAAAGCTCACTTAAAAAATCCCAATCCTCGTCGTAGATGAGGAGGTGGTGAGGGGATTGGGGAAGTTTGCCCTTGCGGCTCATAGGACGAAATCCGACAAATCTAAAACCGGCGGCGGCGCCGCAGGCGCCTTTTTGAAGATTACTAGATTTCCGTCTGGGAGAGACGAAAGTCTGAATTGTAGATTTTCGAATTGGTCTCCGCCATTTGCCCGGAGAACGTAGAGCCTCTGGCGCAGCCTTTCGGGGTTGGAGGTTTGGACTAAAATCCCGATTGGCTGGGATTGGGCAGCTAATAGAAGCTCGGATAGTTCATTCATTTGGGACCTTCGACCCGACAGTTCATTCATTGCCTGCGGCGCTCCTATAGACCTAAATCTTCCAAAGATAGGGGAAGGGCCGGCGCCCTTCCCGCTAAATCTTTCTTCGCTTGTTGGATAGCTTCTAGCGGCGAAGCCCCCCAACCGAGGCCAAGAGATGGCGCCGAAGGCGTCTGAGGCGCCGCCGACGCCCTTAAGCTGGCTGACCATCGGTTAGGGTGGATGTGCCCCTGGCCCAAATGAACTAGTTGGGTAGATTTGGGCAAAAGGAAGCTTAGATAATCATCTAGGTCTGCGCCGCAGTTTTGCAAATTTTCTCTCCTAACCAACAAAGGGATATTAATATCAAAAGGCCTGCGCCGGAGGCGCGCCTGAGGCGTAGAAGTCTGCTAAAGAGGCCAGGATTAGGGTGTGTTTGGTTCGAGTCTCCGCCACATAGAGCAGGTTTCTTTCCTGTTCCAGGGCGCAGCCCCCGCAGGCAAGGGCAAATTTTGAGGGTATTCGCCAGGGGTCCAGGTGAACCACAGTGTCCCATTCCAGCCCCTTGGCCTTGTGGATTGAACTTAGGGTCACTTTGCCAGAATCTCTGGCAAAGAGTCTTTCTATCAAATCAATTAACTGTTTTTGGCTGTTGCATTCGGTGGCGGAGGCGATAGCTCGGATGCTTTCACATTTGTCGTAGATGGCGGAGAGTTTTTCTTGTGCGGCTTCTCCGCGCAGCTTTGCGACTTCGCGGCTTTCCCACTCGGATAGCTGGCCTAATACTCGGCTAATGGTGGCGTCGGCAGATGGGGAGATTTTCTTTATGATTGCTGTTAGACCCTTTCCGATGTCGCGGCCTAGAACTTGGACGCTTATGTTTTGGCGAAGCAGGCGAAAGGCTAGGCTGACTATTGGGGCGTTATTTCGACAGAGGATGGCTAGGGTGTTGCCGAAGGCTTTGGAGGCTATGGTGTCCCATGACCAGTTGCTGCGCAGCAGGGAGTGGACTGCGCCCTTCGGCGCCTGCGGCGCAGCCCGGAAGCCAGGGACATGGGATTGTTGGCGTTCTACGATGACTTGGGGGCAACGGAAGGTGGTTAGGAGGGGAAGCTCGATGAATGCGCCCTGCGGGCGCAGGGCCTTTATTTCTTGGGCGGCTTCGCCGCTTGCACCGCGCCATGCATAAATCGCCTGCCTCTTATCTCCCATGGCTACAATTCTGGCGCCTGCGGCAGCACTGGCTGAAAGCATTTTGATATTTAGGGGACTTAAATCCTGATCCTCGTCCACTAGGACGAGGGGGTATTTAGTCCATTTTCCTCCAAGGACGGTCGGACAGTAGATTTGATCCTCGAAGCTAATAATTCCCTGCCTAGCGTATTCGGCTGTGTTGGCTAGAATTTGCTGGGGCAGGGGCCAAAGAAGCTCAAAATCTTCGTCAAACATAGACTGAGAATCGGCGATAGCCTTCCAGTCTTCTTTGTTGTCGTTTGTGGGTAGGATTCCATTTTGCATAGCATTTTTAACCAGTTGATTTAGACTTTGCCATTGGTCGTTGGTGGTTTGGATTTTGGAGTTGCGGAGCAACTCCGAGGTTAGTTTGCCTATTTTGTTTGGGTCGATTGTTATTTTTGTGCCGGGGGGTAGGGTGCGAATCCAGGCTTGGTGGCCTAGGCTGTTGAAGGTCTTGACGGTGAAGGCCGGGGGCAAAGCCCCCTGCAGATCTTCTGCGATTCGGCGATTGAAGGCTAGGGCTAGGCCGATGTCTCGGCCGGAGGCCACAGCCCATTTTAGGGTAGAGGTTTTGGCGCACCCGGCACCAGCTTCGACTAGCAGAGATCCTCGCTTCGCTCGGAAGGCTTCGCGGATAGCCTCTTGTTCAGGTGTTGGGGTAAATTCCATGCTGCGTAGCTCCATTTGCCGCCGGAGGCACCGGTAGGGAATATAATTTTTGTCTTTTTCTATCCGAGGGACAGACAACTAATACTTTCGCATGGACCATATTTCGGATAAAAATCCCAGCTTTTTGTCTGTTTTCCATACCACAGATTTTGAGATGGTTGAGTATTTGTCCTGTGGATAATGGGCCTTTTTCTAGAAGAAGGTCTTTTAGTTTTTCTAGTGGCACTAGTTTTTCTAGTGGCGCCTGCGGCGCAGCCGCCCTCGCCCGCTTCGCGGGCGTTACTGGCTTTTTTTCTGAAAAGGCTGGCGCCGGCCGGGCTGGCGCCGGTTGCACTACTCCGATCAATTCATTGTCTTTTACAATAAGCAAGTCGCCTGGGGTTAATTGCTGGCTTTGCCAGCAATAGATTATTTGGGTGAGTGACTGCGGCTGCGCCGCAGGCGCTTTGGTTGTCATTGACCGGCTCCATCGTTTGCCTGCGCCGCCGGCTGCGCCGCGATGTAGACCATTGGCTTGTCTTCTAGGTTAAAGTGTAGGGTAGCTTGGAGATCGCAGACTTCCAAATTGTTGTCAGCAGCTAAAGCGGCTGCTTCGGCGTTGCCGCCTTCGGCACCGAGTTTTCCATTTGAGTTTGGCAAATAGCCCAGATGGATTAAATCTGGACTACGCAGTAGCTCCATTAGATCAAATCCGGTTCCCTCAAGGGCTGTTTCTAAAAGGGGGTATTGGAGAATTGGGAGTGTGGATTGGAGTTGGCAGAGAACTTTTATGGCTTTGTGGTCGTAGGGGTTGGTTGGTTCTGGCCATAGGATTAGGGGGGTGCCGCCGGGCAGGTGGGCTAGGATTTGCTTGGCCGGAGGCCGGAAGTGGGCGCCTACCAGGGGAAGGGTTAGATTTTTCATAATTTTTCTCCTAAAACTACTCCAAACTCTTTGTTCCAAATTCCATATTCACCTAGATGAACCTCAGAGTGGTCTACAGGCATTGCGTAGCCATTTACTATTAACCAGGCAGGAAAGTTTTCTGGATTTGCAAACAAGTCTTTATGGGCAATTTTTCCGTTTGCGCACTCTTGCGCTAGTTTAGGCATGTCACAATATTTAATTGTGACTAAATATGCAGCTAGGTGAAAATCCGAATACTCTCCGTCGGTGAAAGTTAAGATAGAACCTATGGGATAGCATAAGGTTTTTTTCATAGTCCAAGGGCCTCTGGAGAGTTGAAGTGTTGGAAATCAATGGGCCGCTGACCGGCGCTTCGCGCCCCAGGGGCGCGCCTGATGCCGTCAGGTCCCTTGGGGACTTCATGGAGGGTTTTGGGGGCGGGCAAAGCCCGCCGGGCGAAGTCTTCCCAATTGAACTTTGGATTGGTCTGCTCGAATTTGTGGGCAAATTCGGCGACGAGTTTACGGAGAGCTTGTTCGGAGAGATTGGAGCTACGCAGCAGCGAGGCTATTAGCTCGTAATCTTTTTTGGTCATTGAGGTTCTCCTGCGGCGGAGCCGCCTGCGGCAGCATCGGGGCTCTGTGTAGTGTCTGGTGTTTCTTCGACCTTTGTCATTTTCTTAGCTCCTTCTTTGCTCCGTTTAGGTGGCAAGGGGAGTATGTCTATGGATAGACATGATAGCAAGTAACGGATTGGTGATTTGGGAAGCGGAATGATTAGGCCCTATGCAGAGACGGGGGCCTGCGCCCCCGTACCTTATATCTTATGGTTCCTGGGGCTTCGCCCTTGCGGCTCCGCCGCGCCCCGTCGCCGTAGGCGAGGCTTCGCTCCTGGGGCTTCGCCCCGGCGACTAGAGGCCCAAATCTTCGAGGCTTTGGGCGCCTTTGGTGGCCAGAGCTGCGGCCTCGCGGTTGCGTCTGGCAATGGCGGCTTCAGCTTCGGTGCGCAGCACCTCGCCGTAGCGGACTTTGACTCGGGCGATGATGTCGCTACGGCTGAGGGTGTCGCCGTTGGCCAGGGTGATGGTTTTGTCCCCGGATGGCAGGACGAAACCAGCGGCTTTCATAAGGTCACGGGCTTTGGTTTCGCATAGGCGATTAAATTCGGTCTCAATGCCGGTGCCGCGCGGTCCCCGTGGCCCACCACGGGTGGTGCCGATGGTGCCCTGCAAGGCATGGTGCTTAGCCTCGGAAATGAGGCTGGCCTCTAGGGCCACGATTTCCGCATCATTCATCGGCCCAAGTTCGGGATCAGCCGCCCGCTTGGCTTTGGCCTGGGAAAGTCTGGCAGAAATTTCGTTCCCGTAATAGTGGGCCATTCCCCTTCGCACGAAGGCATGCAGCGTTGCCGCTGGCAGGCTGTCGATGGAATGGCTGACTTCGCCATAGGTAACAACCGAGAGATCAACATTCGCGTTCATTTGGCAAATCCTTTTTTGTTGCGGCTCCGCCGCGCTGGGGCGGGGCGGCTTCGCCGCTGGAGTGGATATAGTAGATTGCGGCTTCGTCGTCTAGTGTTTTGGGGCTTCGCCCCTGGGGGCGTAGCCCTCTAGTGTTTTGGGGCTACGCCCCTTCGCCCCTGGGGGCTTCGCCCCGCCCTCTACCATCTCCAATCTGGGGGCAGTTGGGTGTAGTAGTAGTGTGCGAGGCTTTCAGCTTCGTTGGCCTCGATGTAGAGGCGGCTCCGCCGCAGCCTCACAGCCTCTGCGCGTGCAGAGCAGTATTTGGCAATTAACCCAAAAGCTATGCTCATTTCTTCTAGGGTTATAGAATCTTCACAAAAGAAGTTCAGGTGGTGAAGGGAGAGTGGAGGCAGCGGCGCCTGCGGTAGCATAGGGCCAAAATGAGAATTGCTGATTGTCCATTGATTGGTAAAACCATTGTATTTTTCGGTCATTGGGATGGTTCCTTGTAATTAGCTGGGGCGCAGCCGCGCCGCTGCTAGTGGATTAGGTGGCGCAGCCGCGCCGCTGCTAGTGGATTAGATAGATTAGCATTAGGGTGGCGATGGCCACAAGGGAGATTATGTTGGCGATGGCGGCTATGTCGCGAAGTGATTGGTCTCGGGCGCGTTGCGCGGCGCGTTGCGCCCGGACTTTTTGATTAGTCGGGCTTCGCCCGCGCTGAGCTTCGCTCATGAGCCTGCCTCAGGATCTTCGGAAGCCAAAATCATCTCCGCATCTTCGACAAAATAGTAATTCTCAGGGTCAATTGCGGTTAGCTCTTTGGCGATAGCCAGTAGCTCTGTGGCCAGGGGCCAGGTGTTTAGGCGGTTTTTCTGGCGGTAGTATTGTTTTTCTTTTTGGTTAAAGAGGCGGATTAGGTGAAGTTCTCGGGTTATGGGGTGGGCTAGGAGGGGGGTGTAGGTTTCGTGGGTCATTTGGTTAGGTTCCTTTGGTGCCTGCGGCGCAGCCGCCTGCGGCAGCGGGCTTAGTCAAGCCCGCCATAGTTTTTGATCCCGCCATAGTTTTTGATTTCGTCCACCGTGAAGCCGCATGAGATCAGAAAATCTGACACCACGGCCGGGTGCTGGCGGCAGATATCATCCATGGTCATCAGGTCCCCTCGCCAGTCCAGGCGGTCCCCGCGCCAGTCCAGGCGGTCCCACACGCCGTCATCGGACCATCTAGGGCCTGCGGCGCAGCCGGGGTCACGGACGGCTTGCAGGCCGCTGAAATCGGCGGCAATCAGCTTATCCAGCAGCATCATGGCGTAATCCACATCTTGCCATTCGTCCGCAGTGTGCTGGCGGTGATAGCCAATGCTGATATTGCTGCATTCGGGGATCAGGTCGGAATAAACGGCGGTGTCGGTGAACACGCCGTCGGCGGCGGCATAGGTCAGGGGCGCAAGTGCGGATGCCAGCGTATCGGCGAAGGCTTCCGATGCGGTTTCGCCGCACTGGCGGGTGATGATGTCCTCGTATCCCATGCGGTCAAACGCGATGGCGAAATCGACCCCGGCCAATCGTTCCGGGGTATTTTGCGCAATCCAGTTTGAACCAAGCCCGCCGATTTCTTCAGCCCGGTGGAACACATAGGTTCCGGGCACCCTGGCCTTGATCATGTGGCGCATAAGCCAAACGCCAGTAGTATCGTCCGCACCCAGGCAGTTTGACCTTGTGACATAGGCGCATCCGTCTTTGAATCCGACATATTGGGTTCCGGCTTTGGTATGGACCGTATCGGTATGGCATGACCAAAGGATTGGGCTGTCACCGATCGTCAGCCATTGGTTGCCATAGCCGTCGGATTTGGTTCCCAAGGGTTCGATCCACTGCTGGACGAACTCCTGTTCGGTTTGTGATCCGGCCGGCCGCATGGTGCGCAGCATAGTCAGCAGTTCATCGGTGCGATTGTCATAGCCGCCGGCATAGGCCGGTATCCCGGCCTTCATCTTGGTGACAAGCGTCGTGGCGTGTTTTGTCATTAGATTGTTTCCTTCGTTGCCAGTGTCGCCAGATATTCCGTCATTTGCTCATCGTCCAGATCGCGGCTGATTTCCGGATAGTCGGGGTGGCGTTTTTTGATTGGCAGTTTTTCGCCGGTGAAGGCGCATTCAAAGCCGTTTTCGTCAAACTCATCCTGTGACCAGATTTCGCCATCCGCCATCTTAACGGCACGGCCGTCAAACCATTCGCAGCTGTGATCGGACAGGGTGAAATTGGCTTCGGCGTAGGCAAGGCTGTATCGGAGATCGCCCACGGTCACACTGTCAACGCTATCGGCGATATATTGGTTAGCGCCATGGCAATAGAAGGCGTGCCTATCGACGCAGTGTTCGCACCAATAATGTTCGTGTCTGGGATGGCCTGTGGCGCGGACACTGGTGTAGACGGGGGACAGCTCGTTGGCGTCGCATCGTTCGTCACAGTTATCGCAGGTCGGTCGATTATCTTCGATCAGCAGAACGCCATTGGTTGTGTCGCATGCGTGGTCGCCATCCTTGCGGATAACGAAATAGTCGCCACGATCGTCAACGCCCATACCCCAGTCCAGATAGGGCATGAGGTATTCACAATCGTCATCAAGTTGGATTTTGAGCAGTTTGGCACCATCAAAAATGCCACCATTGCGTTGTCCTTCGGTGTAACCGGCTTCACGCAAGCGGAACCTGAGCGCGTCTTGCATCGCCTCTGAGTCCTGCTGACTGACGAAACCGTCGATGGCCCAGTTATCGGGTGTCGGATACACGCGGCCGAACACGGTTTTGGCTGGCCAGCAAAGAGCGCGGGCTGTCACTTTGTCGGTTTCGACGCAGTGCAGGTAGGCCAGGGCCAGATCGCCTGCGGCGTAAACCGCCACTGGATGCGCGCCATCGGTGGAAAATTCATCCGTTCCGCCAGCCATGCAGGAAGAAGGACCGTTTTCATAAACAGAAACGATGTCCTCCTCGGTTTTGGCAAACCGCAATTCGTATTTGGCCGGATCGTTATAATCGTTGTCCAGTGTGCCGGTTTCATGCCAACGCGCCATTTTGGCGATTTCGGTTTCTGACAAGATATCGCGAAAGAATTTGGTCAGGTAGCGGCCGGCCTTGATTGGCGTGCGGATATTGCGCGCCGCTTTTTCAGCGGTCTGGAAATACGAAATCAGGCCGGGATGTGTTTTGGACGGACGAACGCAATGGTCGGCATGGATTGCGCAGTTATCCGTCCACCATTTCTGTTGTGCCCAGCATGGTCCGTCGCTGGGTTCCAGCGCCTCACGATCCTGCCACGTTGCGCGGCGCAGGGTCACGTAGGACGGCAGACACAGACTGGGACGGGTAGGGCTTGGCAGGGACTGACCGGGCGGATGCGCGGCCAGCAGTGCCGTAGCGGCATCCGGCTCAACCTTGTTAGGCAGATAAATCGAAGTGTTAGCGTTTTTGGTTTCCCAGTTGTAGGTGTAGACCCAAAATTCTGGCACGGCATAGTGCGTTTCGCGTTCTGGATGTTCGGTCATAGTTGTTTCCCTAGTATGGTAGCTGCCTGCGGCAGCACCGAGACTGGTGTCTCGGTGATTTAGTATTTAGTAGCGGTAGTTGAGATATTAAAGTAACAGGTTCGTGATCTGGTGGCGCGAAGCGCCGAAGCGCCGAAGTGCCGAAGTGCCTAAATCCCTTCAGGGTCCCAGGCTTGGGTCATGATCTTTTTGGCTTCGCCGATGGTCATGTTGGTGTAGCCAGGGGCCGGGAGGTGGTCAGGGAGATCGCCGAATTGTTGGGAGAGGAAGTCTTCTAGTGTCTGCGGAGCCGGCTGCGCCGCAGGCGCCTCGAAGGCTGTTTCTAGGGCCTCATCGGCGCTGTTTTCGGTTGTTAGTGCTAGTGCTCTTTGGAGGGTTTGTTGGTGGGTTTGGAGGGCCTGCGGAGCCTGCGCCGCAGGCGGCGCAGCAGCCGCGAAGTCTGGTTCGATGGATTGGGATGGTGTTGGGGGTTTGGACTTTGGCGCCTTCGGCGGTGTGCCGCAGGCACGGCGCTTGCGCCGGAGGCGTTCAGCTTCGACCTTTGAGAAGGTCAGGTTGTAGCGGGTGCGTTCGGCGATGAGGAGTTCGTTTTGTCGGCGGATGGGCGGGTGCTGGCAGATTAGGGTTAGGTCAGCGAGGGCGGTTAGGGGATCAACTTCGGCGCGAAGCGCCCGAGTGTAGAGGGATTGGGCGGTTTGACCGGTGGATTCGAGGGTGTCTCGGAGGGATTCGGCGGCGGTTAGGAGGGCGACTAGGCGTTCGTAGGGGATTGGCATGGGATCTCCGATGGTGGGCAGCAGGCGTGGACCGCAGGCCGGGGACGCAGGCGGCTGCGCCGCAGGAGGGGGCGGCTTTGCCGCCCCGCAGGCCTGGGCGTGTTGTGACATTGTAGTCTATGGCGCCTTGCGCCGCTAGTGGGCGGTTATTGGGTGGAATAACAGGCCAGTGTCATTCCCACATGTTGGTAAAGGCATCGATTGGGTGTGTAGGAATGGATTCTCAAAAATATATATTGTAGATTAGTAACATTAGAAACAACATCTAGATTTTGGCTCTTTGGCTTCGTCAAAACCAACATGTGGGAACGATAGTGGGCGGATATTTTCCCCTCAGTCCGGCCACTAACAGGTAAAATAACACAGAATTTGTGCAAATATACTATCAAGCTAGTCGAAATTGCGGCTACGCCTCAGGTGGTGGGGGCAGGTTTATTAATTAGATGTGGCTGCGCAAGCGCGCCACAAGCGCAACAATGGTGCATTTAGTGACCGAGAGAAAAAATATAATTTGATGATATCGATATCTTAGGAAAACTTGCATAAAGGGGCATAGGAAAAAAATATAGGCAGTAATGAAACTACACCCTCTAACTAATAAATTTGAGTCAGCGAAAGGGAGCGGCTTCGCCGCCGTCGGGATTTAGGTTATTAATTAGATGTTTTGGCTCCGCAACTAGAGCTGTTCATTCCCTCTGCGAAACTAGGAGAGCCTCCGGCGCTTCGCGCCCGGGGGGACTGGCCCTACGACCATCCCTATTACTGGTTCAAAACCCCAAATCACAATTTTTGAAAAAACACCATGTCTATGGGCCGAAGGCCCCCTAGCCGAAGCCCCCTAACGAAGAATTTGCTTGCTGCGGAGGCCTTCGGCCCCCAAGCTATCCCCTAGGCCACGGGCCATCCCCTCCCTGTTGGGCCTAGGGGCGGCAAGCGCCCCACTAACTAGGGGAGGGCGGCTTCGCCGCCGGCCCTCCCTGTCTTTCTTCACCAAAAGGAAATACCAGTGCCCAAACTAAAAACCGCCAAACGCGCCGCAGGCGCCGCCATCTGCGCAGCAGCATTCTTGGTCTTAGCTGCTAGCGCCCAAGCACAAACCGCCGGTGGCGGAGCCGCCGACAATGGGCCGCTAATCCAGGCCCTAAAACAACAGCTAATGGCTGGAATCCAAGCAGAGCTAGATGTCCGGACTCAATTGGCGACTTTGCAGGGGGAAGTTGGAAATTTGCAAAGCACCATTCAGAAATTAGAAGCACAGGCGGTGGAGAAGGCCAAGGCGCCTGCGCCGGCGGCGCCGCCTAAGTAGAATTGCGCCTGCGGCGTGATGCCAACCCCTGCGGAAAGGGAAGCCCTTCGCCAAATTGTAAAAGAAGCGGTTAGGGAAGAACTGCTCCGCTGGGGAATGGACAGCTCAAATCCGGAGGCCAGCGAGAAATTCCAAGAAAACTCTCGCTGGACCACCAAAAAACGAATCTCAGCAGAAAAAAACGCCTCCAATTGGGCGGGATTCTTACTATCCCTCTTAATCTCCATTCTAACAGCTATTTTAACTATCAGTTCCAATTGGTGGTATAACAAGAAATAGGCGGGCCGCAGGCATGGACCCAAGCAAACTGTGGATAGTGACGGTTTCCAGTAATCCAATGGGGACTGAAGTAAGGCCAAAGCTAACAAATGGGTTTATTAAACATGCCGCCGAAGGCGGCGCTAATGTGATTTTGGTGGAATGTGCTCTGCGGGATAGGCCATTTGTTCATGAAAGAGCCTGCGGCGCAGCCGGCGCAAATTGGCGCCCGGTGCGCCACCAGACAATCTGTTGGCACAAGGAAAGTGCCCTGAATTTGGCCTTGGCAACTTTGCCCCCGGAGGCTGAATATGTGGCCTGGATTGACGGGGATTTGGAGTTCCAAACCCCCGATTTCGCAAGCAAGATTGTAGCGGCGCTGCAGCAGTTTCCAATAATCCAACCCTGGGAACACTGCTGGGACTTAGGCCCCCAGGGCCAGTTTATCCAAACCCACACTAGCCTAGCGGCCCTTTGGAGAAAAAAGAAACCGATTCTAACAAACCACAAACCTGGTTACACTGCGGCCCATCCGGGCTATGCTTGGGCCGCAAGGAGGGAGACCTTGGAGGCTTTGGGTGGTTTGTTTGACTTGGCGATTTTGGGGGCTGCGGATAGAAACATGGCCATGGCCCTTCTTGGCCGAGTCAACGAAACCTTTTACAAAGATATTACTCCCGAGCTAAAAAATGCCCTTTTGTCTTGGCAGGACAGGGCTCTTGCCGCCTGCGGTGGCAGATTGGGAGTTTTGCCCGGAATGGTGCTAAAGCACTTTTGGCACGGGCAAAAGGCCAAAAGGGGCTATCTCTCCCGCCCGGAGATTCTGCGAAGACACAAATACAACCCCGTCTCCGACACCAAGTATAATTTGCATAGAATAATTGAAGTGGTTGGAAAACCGGCCCTTTTGCACGATATTGAGTTATATTTTATGTCTCGGGACGAAGATTCTAACAGTTTGGGGTGATGATTCTAACAGTTTGGGGTGATAAGATGGAGGCTGCGCCGCAGGCGCCGAAGGCGCAACTAATCCCGTCTCGGGATGAGATGGTAGCTGCAGCAGGCAGCTTTCCGGAACTGATTGAGTATTTTCAGAGATTCGATCCGGCCTTGGCCGATAGAATCTTAGGCCGAAGTCTTTTGGCCTCTCGCACTGTTTGGGGCGCCTTCGCCGCAATGGCAATCGGAGAAGTGAGCACAAAATTCGCCCTAGGCTGGGACCAAAACACCTGTTCTATAATCTCAGGGCTTTTAGTCTTGGGGGTCTTGGCCTTTTTGCAACATTTTTACCACCGGCCCCTTCAGGCCGAAATCGGCGAAGCCGACAGCTCTTTGGTCGGCTCTGTTATTCCAATAAAACCACCGCCCAACGGTTAGATTGGTAAATGAGAACTTCAGTGCGGCTTCGCCGCTTGGGGATTTTGGGCGCGGGGTTTCTAGTTTGCTCTTGCCAATCGGGTTATTTTGGAACTTCGGCGGCTGCGCCGCCGCCAGCACAGGCATTGCAGAATTTTACTAAAGCTGACTTAGAATCGGCCATTGCTACGGCGCAAAGCGCCGGGCCTGCAGGGGCTGAAATTGTTCCGTGTTTTCAGTTTTTGCTTTCGATTGTGCAAAATCTGCCGTCGCCCCCTTCGGGGGCTGCGCCAGGTCTTGCTAGTATTTTTGTCCAAGGCGATCTTCTTTTGAATAATATAACTGTGGCCAACGCCAGTGGAACCCAATCTGAGTTTGAGGTCGCCTGCGGCCCGCTGGCCCTGCATTTGCAAAATCAAGGAATGACCCTAGCTTCGGAAATAGCCGCGCTAGCGGCTCTGCTGGCCAAAATCCCATGAGTGGCGCAAGCGGCACAGCCGTTCTTTGGGAAATAGTCCGGCCCCTGGATGAAAATGATGTAGCTGCGCTAGCAGCTCCGCCGCCGATGAAAACCCCTTCCATAACCACAATCAAACACTCCCATCATCAGTTGGCCCAGCTTTTGGCCCAAGGTCGCTCAAACGCAGAAGCCAGCCTAATGACCGGCTATTCCCAAACCCGAATTTCAATCCTGAAAAGTGATCCGGCCTTTTGCGATCTTCTAGCCTACTACAGTAGTCAAAGGGATGCAATTTTTGTAAATGTCTTGGAGAGAATGAAGGTTCTGGGACTCAGTACTTTAGACGAGTTGACTAGGCGTTTGGAGGAATCGGGGGATAGGTTTAGTGCTAGAGAGCTTATGGAATTGGCAAAGCTGACGCTAATCGATGGGCGGGTCTCCCCCGGAGGGGCCGGAGCGGCTAGCGCAGCCGGCGCAGCCGGCGGAATGAATCTAACGGTCAACTTCGTCTCCCCGCCGGAGGCGGCTCCCACCATAACCATTGAGGGAGTTTCGAATGACGGGCAATAAACATACTTCGGGCGAGCAGCGCCTGGGGCTTTGCCCCCGGTGACTATTGCTCCTGCCGCTGGACTTCTGCCCCAGGGCATCGTTCAGTTCCTGGATGCTAATGGCGCCCCTTTGGCCGGGGGATCTGTCACATTCTACGAACCAAACACCACCACTTTGGCTACGGTTTGGGGAGACCCAAACAAAAGCGTGGCTTTGCAAAATCCCGTCCCGTTAAACGCAGGAGGTTGGCCATCTACCGGCGGGGCCATCTGCGAAATCTACGGAGACGCCCAATATTCTATGCTGGTGCTGGATTCCTATGGCAACACCGTCTGGGGGCCGGTGCTAACGCAAGATTGCGTTAGCTTAATTAATGAGATAACTGGCGGAGCCGGTTCTGTCGGGACTGTCGCAACTGTGGCGGCGCTTCGCGCCTTGAGCGCAGCGACATATCCTGGAACTATTGTTGATTTGCTGGGGTTTAGTTACTTAGAGGATGGGGGCGAGGGGCTTTTTGTTGTAAATGCTGGAGATGTTACCTCGGCAGATAATGGGGGGACCATTTTTGTAGACGCCTCTGGCCGAAGGTGGAACCGTCAGGGCAAAACTACGGATTTCATAAATCTCAGTTGGTTCAACGTCACGGGCCTAGCGCCAGATTGCTCCCCAGGCCTAGCGAATGCCATAGCAGTGGCCCTGGCTACCGCCGGCGGAGCCGAGCTAAAATTTGCCCCCGGCCTTTTCACCTTCACCTCCACAACAATTGTAAATTATCCTTCGGCCCAATTTAGCCTTAGCTTAACCGGCTGCGGAGCAGATGTTTCGACAATCTATGTCAGTTCCGGGGCCACTTTTTTGGAACTAAATGGCTCTAGCCCCTTTCATGGTTTTCACTTTCGGGACTTAAGTTTCACAACTAGCGCCGCAGGCGGCAGCACTGCTGTGCAGATTTATAATTCGGTGCAGGGGGGAAATTTCGCCCAAAACGACTTCACTCGCTGCACTTTTCGCGGCAGCGATGGCGGCGGACAAGCCGCCTATTGGCAAAACGCCATCAGTATAGTCGGTTGGAACAACATAAACTACGATGGCTGTTTGTTCTATGGAAACTCCACTGCAAATGGCTCAAATGGACTACTAGTGGCCGGTAGTGCCGCTGGTAGTTTTAAGTATTCCCTGATCCACAATTTGGTAAACTGTGGATTTTTCAACCTTGGGGTTGGGTTGACATACGGGACCTATGTCCAAGGCGTAGCTATTAGCAATTGCAACTTCACCAATGGAACCACGGATATTTACATCCCGGCTAGTGCCGTCGGTGCTGTGCAACTGACGGTAAGTAATTCTCAATTCGCCGGAATTGGCAACAGGATTCTCATAGATGCTGGTATTGCCAACATTATGTTCCATAATAATTTGGTATTTGTAACTGAGAATCAAACTGGGATATTAATAAATGCTTATAGTGGCCAAAACACCTTCATCGGCAATGCTTTTGTGGGCAACGGGGGGACTACGGCCCCGGTGCCAGGCACTACCGGAATCTACACCTTGGCAGGAGGATACAATAACACTGTAATTGGCAATAGCTTCTTCACCTTGCAAACCGGGGTGAATTTGCAAGGGGCGCCCTTGGGCTGGAACGTCCAGGCAAACAACTACCTAACTTGCACCAACGTAGTTCTGAACATTCAGGGCAATTCTGTGGGTTTAGTCACTCCGTGAGTCGAAAGATTTCTGGAAAATTGCTTTGGGCCAAAAGATTAAAAGAAAAACCTGGGTTCTTGCCCGCCGTAGGCGGGACTAAAACTCAGCGGTTAGGGAGGAGATTTGAAAATTCGATCCAAAGGGCTCTACCCTTGGCGGTTAGGGGGATTTGGTGGGAATATTGTGATTTTTCTGGAATCAGGTATTGTCAGACAGATTTTTTAATTTTTGGGAAAAAATCCATCCTGGTGTTGGAGGCTAAGAATACTTATTCTGAAGAAGCTTGGGAACAGTTGGAAAATTTGTATTTGCCGGTGGTTTCGAGGGCAGAGGGGCGAAGTGCGTATGGGGTGCAGATTTGCCGTCGATTAGTGGCGGGGGTGGCTCAAAAGGCGCAAAATTCCTTAAACGACGCATTTATAGATGCAGTCCACACGGGGCGAGGTTTGTTGCATTGGACCGGAGTGGGTCCGTTGTGGCAGGCTCCGCCGGAGTAGTTTGTCAACAGCGGCGCCGCAGGCGGCGCTTTGGAGTGCGCAGCATGGCAAGAGCAGGAAAAGGCCCGGAGGGCCGGATTAATATGGCAGCAGCGGCCCAGCCAAAGTCTGGACACGGAAAACCTGCCGCCGCAGGCGGCGGAAGCCGGGTCGGAAATGAGACCAAAGCGGCCACCAGGGCTGCTGGTTTGGGCGCGGGCGATTCGGTTGTCGGAACGACTAGCCTATCCGGGGCTGTAGGCCATCTAATGAACGACCACGCCTCTGGCTCTGCCCATATGCCTTTGCATGGAATGAAATCCTGTGGGAGTTGGTAATGCTGCGCAGCAAACTCAGCGATACGGATGCCCTGGTTCGCCGGGGCATTCGGCCCCAAACAGACGACACGTATATGCAAAAAACGCGTTGCAACCCCTTGCCACCCCAGGAATACCCTGCGGGCTTCGGTCGAAATTCTAGCCCCGATGTAGGCGGTTCAGTCAAAGACGAACTGTGCGACTAGCACCGCGCTTCGCCCCGCGCTTCGCGCTGGGGCTTTTATTGTGGAGTTTGGCGCCCTTGGGCGCCAAAGCTCAAGAATCAGTCATGCTTTGCACAGAGACTGTGACGGCAAATGGCGGAATTAGTTGTGTTCCAGTGAGTTCTGGTAATCCGCTGCCCACTTCAGGGGGCAGCGGAGGGAGTTCTGTGGTCCAGAGCACCCCTGCTGCGGTGAAGGGATTTGGGACCCTGGCTGGTGCCTCCGCCAGCACGGCTCTTTCAACCATAACAACCGGACCAAACTCGGCCGTTTGGCCGACGACACCGGGGCAGGTTTACATAATAAACCCGGCGGCTAGCGCCGCAAACGCCTATGTTTGCCCTGAGGGCGGTACCTGCGGCACCGCCAATGGACTGGTAATTGTCCCCGGCTCTAGCTACGGATTCTACCAGCCCTCCACTTCCATGACAGTTTACCAAGCCACCGGCTCCAACATCCAGGCGCAGTGGTGAGAAAATTTCTTGCCTGCGGCGCAGCCGCCTGCGGCAGCTTACTTGTGCCCCTTTTAGCACAAGCCCAAACTATTTCTGGGGTCGCAGGGGCGGCTTCGCCGCCGGCCATTCAGGGTTTTGGCACCCTGGCGGGAGCCGGTGCCAGCGCTGCCGTTTCAACAGTCACCCTCGGCCCGAGTTCCGGAGCTTGGCCATCAACCCCAGGCCAAGTCTACATAGTCAACTATGGTTCTAGCGGCGCAGCCGCTTATGTCTGCCCATTCGGCGGCACATGCAGCGCAGCTAATGGAATCCCAATATTGTCTGGAAGTTTCTATGGTTTTAACAAACCCTCCACTTCCATGACAGTTTATGTGAGCACCGGAACTACAATTTTGGTTCAGTGGTAGAAGGGTGATGGCAATTTTTGGAAAAAAATTATTGCTCCAAGGGCTAAGCCCTTTGGGCCTTTTTCTGTTGGCGGGGACCGCCGTCCCGGCGGTCGCAGGGGGGTTTTTGACCAATGGATTGCCATCCGCAGGATTGTTTCCTGGAACCTACCCATTCACTGGAAACGAGACCATTCCCCTAGACACCAATCTGCCCGAAGGGCAAGTTCCGCAGAGCGAAAGTGCAAGTTTGGGGCAATTGGCAAACTTCTTCTCTGGGGGCGGCTCCGCCGCCGCCACCTTTGGCGCCACCTTTCCCACCACCGGCACCGCAATCGGCGTAAGCAACGGCGGACTAATGACTAATTTAGCCGCTGACTCTAGTCATAATCTTTTGGTAAATTGTAATGTCGGCTGTCAGGGTGGGAGCACCAGCAACGCCACCAGTGGAGTTGCCACCAGCAGCACCAATGGCTCTGCCGTTAGTTGGTTGTATGGATACAATGGGGCGACTTGGGATCAGCTTAGGGATGATGGGAGCAAATATCTATACACCGATGTCGGGGCCTGGAACGCCGGGCCACTTCCCGTCACCCAGAGTGGAACCTGGAATATTACTAATATAACCGGCACGGTTAGTCTGCCTAGCGGCGCTGCCACCGCGACTTTGCAAGCGGAAACCAACGGCCCGGTAGGGCCGGGTGCAGCCGCAGCCAATTCTAAATTGGTAGGGGGAATTTACAATTCCTCCCCGCCTGCGGCGACAAATGGCCAACAATTGGCCCTCCAAACCGATGCTAGTGGAAATCTAAAGGTCAACATTCAATCTGGGGGCGGAAGTGGAGGCACTAGTAGCAGCTTTGCTGCTACTTTTCCTTCAACCGGGACTGCAATTGGTGGTTATTATTCTGGTAATATGGTTTATATTGCTGCTGATTCTAGTCATAATTTGGACGTTAACTGTGTAGCGGGCTGCGGCGGGGGTAGTGGCGGAAGTTCTATTACTGACGGGGGGAGCTTTACGCAGGGAACGACTGCCCTGACGGCGATTGGGGGAATTTATTCGACTAGTGTGACTAGTTTGACCTCGGGGCAGGCTGGGGCGGTGCAGCTTACGTCGGATCGGCAGATGTTTGTCAATTTGGGCAAGGTCATGGGAACGGCTACGTCGGTGGGGGCGGGTGTGACGGGCACCGGGACGCAGAGGGTGGGTGTGGCGCAGGACACGACAACCATTGCAGGGAGTGCGCCGGGCACGGCGGGCTCCGCCAGCACCAATGTCATAACCGTCCAGGGCATTGCCTCAGGGACTGCTATCGCAGCCGCACAGAGCGGAACCTGGAACATTGGCAGCGTCAGCGCGCTAGCCCTACCCTCTGGTGCCGCCACCGCCGCCAACCAAACCGCCGCCCTAGGCCCGGTAGGCCCCGGCACCGCCGCCACCAACTCGACTTTGGTGGGCGCCGTCTACAACTCCTCCTCTCCTTCAGTCTCCACCGGCCAACAAGTCAGCTTGCAGTCTGATAGCAGTGGAAATCTCAAAATTACCTGTCAATCCGGGTGCAGCGGCAGTGGCGGAACGTCCGCCGCAGACGAAGCCACATTCACCCAGGGAACCACCAGCTATAGCCCAATTGGCGGAATTTACACTTCTAGTGTGTCCAATTTGTCCTCCGGGCAAGGGGGCGCAGCCCAACTAACAACTGATAGAATGCTTTTTGTCAATTTAGGGAAGGTTGGTGGAACTAGTGTTTTGACCGGGGCCGGCGCCACGGGGGGAGGGGCGCTCCGCACCACGGTGGCCCAGGATACGACCACTATAGGGGGCTCCGCCCCCGGCACGGCGGGCTCTGCGAGCCCCAATGTTCTAAGTGTCCAGGGGGTCAGCAGCATGACTCCAATAATTACTTCCGTCCAGCCCCTAACTTCGACTGAAAGTGCTATCACTATCTCCACCGCCAACACTTTCCAATCCGCTGCGGCAAGCAGCGGAACCAGAAAAGGTTGCAGCATTCAATACACCGGGGGCACAATTGGCTATGTCTTCTTCGGAGCCAACACTTCCGCCTCTAAAGCCGCTAGTTTTCAACTCGCCCCAGGCGCTAGTGCTAGCTGCAATGTGCCCGGAGGAGTTTTGACAGATAATATTGCAGTAACCAGCGCTACTGCAAGCGACACTTTTGTTGTTAATATCCAATAAGGAATGGTTGATATGAAATTCAGTGCGCCTTGGGCGTTAGTTGGGATGATTGTTGGTGCGACGGCCTCAGCTGTCGCAGCGGGTTTTTTGACTAGCAATTTGCCCATTGTTAGCTCTGGGACGGTTAATGGAACCACGCTGGTGTTTCCAAATGGTGTGGTGAGTGAGCTTTTGCCGAATATGTTGGTTCCGGTGGATACGGAATTGGCAGGGGGCCAAGCGCCGCAAAGTGTGGCGGCAGGGGCTTTTCAAATTGCGGCCCTTTACGGCGAAGCGGCGGGGAATACGGCGACTAGTACCGCAGGCGCCGCGACCTTAAATACAAAGGCCGGAGTGATTACAACTGAGAGTTTGTCCACCGCCCCCGGTAGCACCTATACGTTTACTCTAACCAATTCTCTAATAACCTCCGCCACACAGGCTGCGCCCTATGTGGCGATGTATTCCAAAACCAACACCGGCGGAGCCATTACCCTGACATCAGTGACCAATGCCTCTGGCAGTTCGGTGTTTGTGTTCACAAACACAGGCACCACAGCATTTAATGGAACGATGACGATAGTTTTTCATATTTAAAAGGGGGGCTTTGCCCCTATGGCTCTGACTCCGCCGCCTGCGGCAGCATCGGCGCCTGCGGCAGCATTTCCAGCCAAGCTTCAGTGCCTTTTTCAGCCCAAAAGATATAAGGTTCTTTGGGGTGGCCGAGGTGCGGGCAGAAGTTGGGGGGTTGCCAGGGCACTTTTAATAATCGGAGCCAACAAACCAATCCGAGTTCTCTGTGTCAGAGAATTGCAAAACTCTATTTCCGAATCGGTGCATAAGGTTCTTTCTGACCAAATTGGATTTCTCGGCCTCTCCGATGCCTATGAGATTCAGAGGGACAAAATTATCGGCAAAAACGGCACCACTTTTTCCTTCGACGGAATTAAGAACAACGTCACCAAAATCAAATCTTACGAGGGAATAGATTACTGTTGGGTGGAGGAAGCTAACAAGGTTAGCAAAGCTAGTTGGGAAGTCTTAATTCCAACCATTCGGGCGCCGAGGAGCGAAATCTGGATAACCTTCAACCCGGAGTTGGAAACCGACTACACCTATCAGAGATTCGTCCTAAAGCCTTCGGCCGATTCGTTTATTGTAAAAATGACTTGGAAAGATAATCCTTGGTTTCCCAAAGTTCTAGAATCAGAACTAGAGGATTTGCGGGAGCGGGACCATGATGCGTATTTGAATGTTTGGGAAGGTCATTGCAGGCAGAATCTGGAAGGGGCCATTTATGCGCGGGAGCTTCGCAGAGCAACTGCCGAAGGCCGCATAACTGTGGTCAAGTGGGCAAGGGAAACTCCGGTTAGCACATTTTGGGACCTTGGCCGAGCGGACAGGACGGCGATTTGGTTTGCCCAAACCGTTGGTATGCAATTTCGCATCCTGGCCTATTTTGAAGACTCTGGCCAAGACATTCATTATTATCTCCGCCATTTGCAGTCTAGAAGCTACGTCTATGACCAGCATTGGCTTCCCCACGACGCCACCGCGAAGCGGCTGGGGTCTAAGAGGACCATTGAAGAAATAGTTCGGAGTGTCTACCCTGGAGTCCGGGTAGCTCGGAAGCTTTCTATTGTGGATGGAATAAACGCGGCCAGGATTGTTTTTCCCAATTGTTGGTTTGATGAGGTTGAGTGCTCCGAGGGGCTGAGTCGCCTGAGGCACTATCGCTATCGCGTGGTTGATGGGCATTTGTCTAATGAGCCTCTGCATGATGAGGCGTCTGATGGGGCGGATGCCTTTAGAACATTCGCAGTTTCCATAAAGGCCGGAGGCCGCCGAGAAGCGAGCTTCGCTGAAAGAATCACCGCGAAGCTAACTGGCCGAACTAAGTCTGAGTTAGATTTGACCGAAGGTCAAGGCCAAAGTCTTGGTTGGATGTCATGAGCGAAGCTCAGGGCGCAGCCCAATTTGCCATTCGGTTTCAACAGGCTGAGGGCCTAGGGACTTCAGGGGACCCGGATGTTGATGAGGCCCATAGGCGATTTCGTCGCTGTTCGGAGTGGGAAGCCTCTTGGAGAGAAAGATTCATAGAGGATTTGAAGTTCGCCTATGGCGATAGTGATAATGGTTTCCAGTGGCCCAACGCAGTCCGGCGAAGCCGGGATGTAGAATCTCGCCCCTGCCTAACCATGAACATCATTCGCCAGCATAATTTGCAGATAATAAATGACGCCAAGCGAAACAAGAGTTCCCCCAAGGTCATTCCAACTGGAAATGGGGCAACTGTAGAAAGCGCCAAAATCTTCCGGGCAATCTTTGACCACATAGAATATCAATCCTCTGCCCAGAGTGCCTATTCTATTTGTAGAGAATTTCAGGTCTTTGGCGGCTATGGTATTATTCGGCTGGTGACGGATTATGCGGCCCCGGATGCTTGGGAACAGGAGATTTTTATTCGGGCTGTGCCCGATCCGCTTACTGTTTATCTTGATCCGGATATTCGGGAGCGGGATGGCTCAGATGCAAATTTCGGCTTTGTCTTCGACACTGTGCCGAAGGAGGATTTTTTCGAGGCTTATCCGGAATTTGCTGATTTGGCCGGAGACCAGCCCTTCGGACTCGGCACCGCCGACGACGACTGGATTACCAAGGACCATGTTCGGGTTTGTGAATACTTTCGAAAAGTCCGGAAGAAAAATCAACTAATAAATTTCAAAGACCCGGCCTCCGGCCGGAGGCAGACTATAAAAAAGTCCGCCCTTTCCAAAAATCACGCTAAGCAAGTGATTGATGATCCGGAGACTAAGATTCGGACCATTTGGGATGATGAAGTAGAGTGGTTACTGATTGCTGGAGACAAAGTGATCGATCGAACCACTTGGCCGGGGAGGTATATTCCACTAATCCGTTGTATTGGGGAAGAATGTACTATTGAGGGTTTGTTGGACCGAAAGGGCCATACCCGGTCAATGAAAGATGCGCAGAGGATGTATAACTACAATGCCTCTGGACAGGTGGAATTTGTTGCTTTGCAGAGCAAGACTCCGTGGTATGGCGCAGCAGCGGCGATAGAGGACTTTGAAACCTATTGGAACACGGCCAATACAGCCAATCATTCGTTTTTGCCCTTTAAGCATCTGGATGATGATGGGAATCCCATTCCGCCCCAAGCGCTGCCGCAGCGGATGCAGCCTCCGGCGCCTAGTCAGGCTTTCGAGGCTGGGATGACCACCGCGTTCAACCAAATAATGATGGCCAGCGGTCAATGGCAAAATCAAATGGGAATGATGGGAAACGAACGCACCGGGGCGGCGATTCAAAAACGCCAAGACCAAGGCGACACGGCTACTTATCATTTCCAGGACAATTTTGACACGGCGTTGGTTTTTTTGGGAAAGCAGATGCTTGATTTGATTCCAAAGGTCTATGATACTAAAAGAATTTTGATGATCCAGGCGGAAGATGGGACGGATTTAGAGATTGAAATTGACCCTGGGGCGCGGAGCGCTTATTTGCAGCAGATTGGCCATAATCAAGAGGTTGTTAAGAGGATTTTTAATCCTAATGTGGGAAAGTATGATGTCCGTGCGGCGCCGGGAGATGCGACTGGTAGTCGTCGCGAGGAAACCGTGCAGGCGTTGACTCTTATTTTGACGCAAGCCCCTGCCCTGACCGGAGTTATTGGTGATCTTCTTTTGGCTAGCATGGATTTTGACAAAGCGCAGGAGGCAGCGCAAAGGCTGAAGCGGATGGTGCCGCCGCAGGCGCTGGGTCAAGGGCCTTCGGCCCAAGAGCAGCAGCTTGGAATGCAGCTTAGGCAGACGCAGGCTGCTTTGGGCGAGGCCCTTGGAAAATTGGGCAAAGAGCAGGTCAAGCTATCTGGCAAAGACCAAATGCGGGATATTGACGCCTATAAGGCGGAAACTGATAGATTTAAGGCTTTGGCCGATGCTCTGATGTTGGACCAAGGTGGACTTCAGCAGGTTGTTAATAATTTGATGAAAGATGCGGCCCAGACGCATTTGGCACCGATGTTGCAGGAGAATGCCCAGGAAATTTCCGACGGGCGACAGCAGGAGGCTGAGGATGCAGCACCAGAGGGCGAAGCCCCTGCAACGCAGCCGAAAGCTTCCACTGGCATGAGCGCCATGGCCCCGGTTCCAGGCGCCCAACGGGCGCCTGATGGTGCCTGGTATCTAACCGACCCAACTAGATCGGGGAAATATCTTCGGGTGGCGCCGTTGGCCCAAGAACACCTGCAAAGAGGCATTGTTGGCAATGGATAAGGTTTTTTTGCGCTAGATGTCTGGAAGCTCACAAAATTCCCTGGGAATCCCTAGTTGGGCCTTAAATTTGCTTGGGGGTTTGACATCCCCAACAAACTCGGCGGCCCAAAATCCGGTCGCTAATTTGCTTGGGGGCGGAGCCGCCCCCACAATATTTGGTGCTGCCGCAAGCCCAACCCCGGCAGATGCCTATGACTCGACTTCCAAGGTTGTGGGGAATTGGATAAATCAGCAAGAGCAAAGGCAACAGGCTCTTGGATTGCTAGACCCGACTACTGGTTGGCCCACGGCCAAAGGGGTAATGGCAGGAATTGACCAATACACTTCGGCTTTGCTGCGCAGCAAGACTATTCCAGGGCTTAATGTTTCGCAAAGCATGATTCCGGGCCTACGACCGGCGGCGCCGCAGGTGGGGGCGGCTTCGCCTACTTCGGCTATGGAAACCCCAGCTAGTAGTTCGGCGCCTGCGCCGCCGCCTGCGGCAGCACCGGGCGCTCTGCCTCCATGGCAAGATATAATAAGAGAAACCGAGGCTTCTGGGGCCAACGCCATCAGCCCGAAAGGCGCCTTCGGCACTATGCAAGTTTTGCCAAAAACTATGCTAAACCCCGGTTTTGGCATTCGTCCAGCCGACCCAAATGATCCAAATGATATTGCCCGAGTTGGCGGGGAGTATGCTAATACTATGCTTGGGAGATATGGGGGCAGTCCGGTTTTAGCTGCCGCTGCTTACAACGCAGGGCCTGGAAGGGTGGATCAGTGGCGGAAACAATTCGGTGATCCGTTGAAGGGGGAAATTTCTGATGAGGAATGGGCGCAGAAAATACCCTATAAAGAGACTAAGAATTATGTGCAGAGGGCACTGGGAATTTTGCAAAGGAAAATGGAAGGGCCGGATTCTATGACAGCGGGAGCTACGCCCCCGGCACCAACAACCCAAACTTCGGCGCAGCCGCCTGCGGCACCAACAACCCAAACTTCGGCGCCTGCGGCGCTGCCTGCGGCAGCACCTGCGGCAGCCCAGAAAAGGGGTGGAAAGGCCATGGCACTCTTACAAACCTTACTGCCAAAAGACCATGTTTATGTCCAAGTTGACCATGATCCATGGGACGAAGCCTAGTGGCTAATTATATAGATTCTAGCGCCGCAGGCGCTAGACCATCTAAGCATGCACATAAATTAGTGTATGAAACCGCTGTCGGAATGGCCCATGAGCTATATGATGTGGTTATGCTAGATGATGAATGGTGGAAATGCTGGAAGCAATTAAACCCTGGGGCTTCGCCCAAGGAGCTAGAAGCTCGGTTTGTTAAGAAGAATTTGCCTAAACTTTTGCCGCAAGCTAGGGCTACGCTTGCCGGAATGCTTCGGACTTGCCCGGATGAAGAATTGGCAAATGAAATTTACGAAGCTTTGTTGCTGGATAATACTTTGATTAGGGGGAGAGTTTGATGAGATTTTTTTGGGGGCCTGTTTATGCGGCAGAGGACGGAAGCGCCGCAGGCGGCGGGGACACAGTGGAACCGGCAGTGCCGGAGGCGCCAGAACCAGAAACAACAGCAGAAGCTACAGCGGCAGAGTCCAATGACGAAACTAGAGCTTCGCCCCCTGCGATAGCACCTGCGGTAGCTGCGCCGCAGGCGCAGGATTGGCGGGATAGACGAATTGCCCAGCTAACCGCGCGCTTGCGGGAGGCCGAGGCCAAAGCCAAAGAACAGGGTGCGCCGCCTGCGGCGCCATCGGTTGATGTTGAAAGTCTAGCCAACGCTCGGGCCAATGAGATTGCCGCCGCGCAGCGCTTCAACGACCAATGCAACGAAGTTGCCAAACAGGGCAAACAAAGCTATAATGACTTCGATTCCCGTGTTGGGGCTTTGACCCAACTGGTAGACCGAAACGACCCTGCGAGCATTGGGGCCTATAACCAATTTCTGTCCGCCGCAATTGAAACTGGCGAAGCCGCTAGGTTGATCTATGAGCTTGGCGGGGATTTGAATGAAGCTAGTCGCATAATGTCTTTGTCTCCGACGAAAATGGGGGTGGAACTTGGGCGAAAAGCGGCTTCTGCGGAAGCTCAGATTTCTAAAACTCCTAGGCCTATCACCCCGGTCGGGGGCCGTGGCCCCGCCCACGAAGCCATTGACCCAACCGATAGTGAAAGAGCCGACAGACTCTCAACAAGGGCTTGGATGGAAAGACGAGAGGCCCAGCTAAGAGCTAGAAGTCACTAAGCGGCGAAGCCTGCGGCGCATGGTCATCTAGACTGACCTAAACTGTCTTGCCGGCCTCTGGGGAGCCTTATCCCCTGCCAGGACATTCGTCGGGCGTAGTCCAGCCCTTTTTCTTTCTCATTGCGCGGAAGGGCCGCGCTAGCAAAGGGCTGGACATGGCTAATACACTTCTAACGATTAATATGATTACCAGAGAGGCGGTTCGCCTTTGGAAGAACTCAAACGCCTTCATTCAGAATGTGGATATGCAATACGATGACAGCTTCGCTGTCGTCGGGGCGAAAATTGGCTCTACGCTAAGAATTAGGTTGCCAAACGACTTTACTGTTACAACCGGCCCTGCCCTTTCCGTCCAGGACACGGCAGAGCAATCGACTACGTTAGTGCTGGCGACTCAAAAACACGTTGACGTTGCATATAGTACGGCGGATAGAACTCTTTCGTTGGATGATTATTCCCGTCGCGTGCTGGCTCCGATGGTCAATAACTTGGCCGGGGCGGTTGCTGTCGATATTATGTCCGGCGCGGAAGGTGGTATTTGTAACTTTGTTGCGAACCAGGACACCAGTTCAAATATTCTCAGCCCCCTAGCCAGCACATATTTGAACGCTGGGGCTCAGTTGGATTTGAACTCAGCTCCGTTGGCTAATCGGAAGATTGTCAATAGTCCGGTGACTGAGGCTAGGGTGGTCGCTAGTCTTGCGGGTTTGTTGAATCCGGTGCAGGAAATCAGCCGCCAGTATGTCACTGGCCGGATGTATGATGCTCTGGGTTTCATTTGGATGAAAGACCAGACCACTATCACCCACACCACCGGGGCGCTGGCGCAGGGCTCCGCCACGGTCAATGGGGCCGGTCAAACCGGGCTGACGGTGACGGTAAATGCTCTGGCTAATGGTCTGTCCCAGGGGGACATAATCACATTCGCCGGTGTTTACGCGGTAAACCGAATTACTAAACAGTCAACCGGGCAGTTGAGGCAATTTGCCGTCACGGCCGCTGTAGCGGCCGGCGCCACAACCATTCCCATCTACCCCGCCATTGTGCCGTCAAATAATGGCCAACCAGTGCAATATCAGACAGTGACTGTTAGTCCGGCCAATGGTGCAGCCGTTAATCCGTCTAATGGTTTGGCGGCTGGGGTTAGTTATAGGAAGAATTTTGCTTATGCCCCCGAGGCGGTAACGCTGGCGACGGCGGATTTGGAAATGCCCAGGCACGTCCATGAAGTGGCGAGGGAACAGTTCGATGGAATTTCTATGCGCATGGTCACTGACTATTTCATTGGAACCGATCAGTTGATTACTCGATTGGATGTTTTGTATGGATATCTTTGGATTAGGCCGGAGTGGGCTTGTGTTATTGCCGATCAGCTTTAGGGGCGCAGCCCCTTGAACCGGGATAGTTTTGCTCTGCTCGAACGATTGCGGGCAGAGTTCCACGGGAAGCCGCAGCAGCTTGCTATGGTGGAGGCTGCGGTTACGAATGTGGATACGGGTATTGCGACGCTGGCGGCTCTGGGGCATTCGTTTCATTTAGCTCTTGGCCCGGCTCCGCCCCAAGACGAATATCCCAAGCTTGTGTTCCATGTCAAAAGTGCCCCCAACGGCCGTTTGGTCCGGAGTCGTTGGGAATTGGCGGATTTGGGCGAAGACTGGTATCCAAGTCTAGAAGCTGCGCAGCACGCGGATGGAGTTAGGGCTCAGTTTGCTGGCCGGGGCGGAGTCGGTAATCGGAACTTGCCTGTTGTGATTGTAGAAGGAAAAACCTAATGCTCTTTTCTGACCTAAGAGAAAAGATAATCGACCCAGTTGCCGATAAGCCGCAGCTAGTTGGCCTTGCCAACTATCATTTAGACAATCTAAAGGCCGCTTTGGACGGGTTGGATAATTTGGGCTATAAGATTGAAGTGGTCTTTTCCTCTGGCTCAGCGCCGCTCCAATATCCCAAAATGCTCTATCGGGATATTGGAGAGAATTATACTGTGGAAAATTCGACGGAAGAAATGCAGGCGCTGAAGGATGGTTGGCGGCAAAGCATCTCGGTGGTCATTGATCCGAAGACAGCTTACAAGAACGAGAAAGAATCCTTGGCCACCGGCCAAGTGCCGATTCCAGAGCACAAAAACCCCACAACAACTCCGGCTAGAAATCCTGAACCTGCCACTACCCCCAATGCAAACAAACAGGTTCAGTCTTCCATTCCAGTAGCTCCCGGCCCGCCGTCAACGAAACAGTAAGGTTTTTGCAAAATGGCTCGCGCGCCACAAAGATTTACCATTTATGACATGATGGAAGCTAAAGGGATGTTTGAGAGCAACCCGGCGAATCGGGATGCTAAGAACAATGAAGGGGCCAGTGCTTACGCGGGTCCGGTGGCTTATCCTAAGATGCTTTACCATCCCCAGGGCGATACTGTTGTTGTGAATCCTGGCGAAGCCGTTATTACTCCCTTTGGGCCGAAGTTATATGGGGAAAGGCGGGAGATTATTAATAAGGTGGTCCATTCGGCTGCGGAGGAAAAATCTTTGCTTGCCCTTGGCTGGCATACCCACCCCGCTCATGCCATGAAGGCCGCAGGTCTAGAACCCCCTGAAACCTCCTCCGCCGAACGGATTGACCAACTCCAAGATCAAATTAAGCAATTGATAATGGAACGCGATGCGGCAAAAGCCCAGAAAGATATTCTGAGCGCCAGGAAAGGAAATTAACCATGGTCACCAGCCCAGGGAAATTTATTGCTGGGTTGGTCCTGGCCTCAACCCTCGGGGTGCCTGCGGCGCATGCCCAGCTTGGGTGCGCCATAGCCTCAAACCAAACGACGCTACTACAGCAATTCTCCGACACTGCTCCGGCAAATAGTATTCTGCCGAGCAATTTTCGCAATATTATTTGCTCAATTGGCATTGCTAATGTTCAGCCTACCGGAAGTAGTATAAATCAGCCCCTAAATACTTGGTTGAGCTATCTTGCAGGGACGGAACTGCCATATGCTATGTTGGCAAATAGCTTTGTGGCTGGGAGCCCGACCGGCGGTTCTGAGGGAGCCGGGACCGTAAATGCCACCGGGTTGTTTGTGAATGGTGTTCCAGTTGGTGGTAGCCTTGCCATTCCAAATTCGTCGTTAATTGGGGGGAACGGAACAACCCTGACTGGTGTGAGTCTGGGGAGCGGTTTGGCACTAGCCGGGGGAGTTCTCTCCGTCTCTGGGGCTTTGACTCCAAATAGTATTGTAGTTGGCACCGCCACAGGCGGCTCCGAAGGAGCCGGGACCGTAAATGCCACTGGCATTTACATAAACGGAACTGCGGTAGCAGGGGGCTTGACTATTCCAAACGCGAACTTGCTGGGGGGAAATGGCAGTTCTTTCACCAGCATAACCGCTGGCAGCGGTCTAACCCTCTCCGGGGGAAATCTGTCAGTAACTAGTGTCTATAATCCAACCTTGGTTGGTATAACCGGGGGGACTATCAATGGAACTACGGTCGGGGCTTCTAGCCCGGCGACGGGCAATTTCACCACAATAACCTCCACCTCCTCTGTTGGGGGAACTGGATTTTCAAACTATCTTTTGTCTCCGCCTCCCATTGGCACTACCACCCCGGCTGCTGGAAGTTTTACAACCCTAAGTTCTAGTCAATTAGCTTCGCTAACCGCTGTTGTGGTCGGTTCAGCTACAGGAGGTTCCGAGGGTGCGGGCACTGTTAATGCTACTGGCTTGTATGTTAATGGTGTGGCTGTCGCTGGTGGTTTATCTGTTCCAAATGCCAATCTTTTAGGCGGGAATGGTTCTACACTGACTACGGTTAGTGTAGGGACGGGGCTTACTTTTTCCAGTGGTTCATTATCAGTCACTGTGCCGTATGTGGCCTCCGGGGTGGCCATTACCGGGGGAACTATTAATGGAACCTCGGTTGGGGCCACCACTCCGTCAACGGGGGCGTTTACTACGCTGTCTTCGAGTGGGCAGCTTTCCCCGGCCAGCTTAGTTGTGGGCAACCCTTCCGGCGGGAATGAGGGAGGCGGAACGGTCAATGCCACTGGTTTGTTTGTAAATGGGGTTGCCGTCGCTGGTGGCCTGAGTGTTCCAAATTCAACTTTGGTGGGGGGAAATGGCTCTAGCCTAATTGGCGTCACGGTGGGAAGTGGGCTTTCCTACGGAAGCTCCACTTTGTCTGTGACTAATGTTTATAATCCCGCTGCGGTGGCCATTACCGGCGGCACCGCCAACGGTGTGACAATTGGTGCCACCACTCCGGCCCCAGCCACTTTCACCACTATAACATCGGCCGGAACTAATTATCTTGGTCCTATAAATATGACCGGAAAATTAACCACCCTCAGCAGTAGCACCACTTCCGCAGGCTTGAATATTGGTGTTAGCTCCGCCGCTCCTACCGGGCCTCTTTCTGGTGATCTGTATGGGACAACAGCGGGACTGTATTATAATGCTGGCTCTGGTGGGTTAAAGGGGCCTTTTGGCACGCTAGCTTCGCTAGCGACTAATAGTCCAATTGCCGGGGGCACTATAACGGGGACTTCCGGAACTATATCTTGTCCCACTTGTGCAACTACGACCAACGGCGGAGCCCTGAGCGCCACGGGTCCAATTGCCATAAGTCCTGGCGGTGTTATTTCTATCGGAAATATTGACGCCGCTCCGGTTATGGTTATGCCTGGGGCTATTACTGCTGGGAGCTTCTCTTGGTCTTTGAAGTGGCCTTGGGCCTCGGGGACCATTACTAGCTTCAGCTATGCCACGGGGGGAACGGGGACTCCTAGCTTCACCGCCGGAATCTCCATCAACGGCGCGGTAGTCACCGGCTGCACCGGTCTAACTGTCACTAGCTCCGCTACAACAACTGCAACTTGCTCCGCCGCTAACGCGGTTGTTTCTGGCCAGCCGGTGGTCTTAAATCTGTCCAGTGTCTCGGGTAGTCCAACTGGCGCGACTTTTCAGCTTAACTATTCCCATTCTTTGCCGTGAGAAATACATTGTTTAATAAAAGATTAATCTGTGGCTGCGCTGGGTCTGTGGCAGCGCCTGCGGCAGCATGGGCAATTTGGTTAGTTGTTTTTATTTGTGGAGGCGCCTGCGGCGCCGCCGCTTTGTCTCCGGTCCCGGCTCCCTTGACCGGAACGGTCTCTACCCAAACTTGGCTTTCGTTTGATGAATCTTTCTCTGGAATAACTTTAGCTTCTGGAAAAAAATTCCACTTCAATGTTCTGCCCCCAGCACAGTATAATGGAACTAATTATAAATATCCACTGTATATTTGGCTCCATCCCCAATCTGAGGGAGACAACTGGTATAGCGGCTCTACCACTAATGCAACTTATCTGACAAATGATGAGGCTGCGGATTATAATACTGTGGGTTTTTTGACCGCTTATCCGGCGTTTATTGCCCTTCCCTATGCTGACCAAACTACGGATACTTCTGGCGGAGCCGTGGAGAATTGGGGCGGCTGGTGCAATAGCGGAGTAACCGGAAGTGGAACCACTTATTCTGGGGACACCGGGCCAAATACCTTCGCCGTCTTGGATATGATAACTTTTCTAGAAGGCCAATATTCCATTGATCCTGCTAGAATTTATGTAAACGGCTTTAGCTTGGGCGGTATTGGGTCGGAGTATTTTATGCTCCACTACAACGCTTATACCGGGGATTTGGGAAGAATCTTTGCCGCAGGCGCTTCGACTGGTGGGGTGCTTCAAATTAATGGCTGCGGCAGCAGCACAGTTTCCATGGCTCAAAGCAATCAAATGTCTACCGTTCCGGTTTGGTGGTTTTCTGGTGCAAACGACACCACTAGCTACCCGTCAGAGTGGAATGACCCAATGTGGAACGCCCTTTCCAACAATGCGGCCTATCCAACCGCTATCACCAGCGCTAGCAGTAATCAGGCGGGCACCAGCCAAATGCGCTATACGCGGTGTCCGACTTGCGGACATCAGGACACTGATGCCTCCGGGGGAGACGTTTGGTCCAACACTACCATAAATTCCTTCCTTTTCGCCCAGGCTTCGTCTGCTAGTGGCGAGAGTATTAGTGTTAACACCATTTCCGCCCAGGCACCGGGAACACAATTTACCGTCACCGGGACTATCAGCGGCGCTAGCGCCGCTCCGCAGTTGCAGTATTCGGTGAATGGGGGAGCTTATCAATCGCTAAATCCAACTGGGGAACGGGTCTACACTTGTCAACCAGGGACAAATAATAATGTTTGGAACACGCCGATAGGCAATGGGGCCACTTACGGCGCAGCCACAGATTCTGACACCCAATCTGCCAGAGTTGGGGGATACATAAATCAGTTAAGTAATTATGGCGCTGCGGTGTGGGATAATTATGATCCCCATTCCATTTCTGCTACTTTTATTGGACTTGGGGATAATTATAAAAGCACTACTAATCCTGGTGGCACGCAGTTTAATGTTTTTGCTCATGTTCTTCCGGGGAGCTATCCTCCGGGGCCTTGGATTTCCCCACCAGGGAATTGCAACAACGTCCCTGGCACCTGTGGAGACAATCAATATATTTTCCACGACAACACAGGGGTAAACGCGGGGATAGAATATCAATTTGCCCCCTTTGGATGGGCGACACAGGCCAGCCCTTTTAGCTCCGCCACTGGTAGCGGCCCATTTGGCTCCATTCCGTCTGGAAGCAATCCAGGGAATTTTGGGGGAGCCGAAAATTTGCTCTCCGATACTTATTCGGAGGATTGGGAAACTGGAAATGGCAATTTTACCCAAGCAGCAGGCTTGATTCGCGGGTGTGATTTGAATGGGACCAATTATATCCCTGGAACCACGCTGCCAAAAATCCAGCATGTCCTGCGCTACGCGCATAGATCTAGTTCACTGAAGGCCAATTCCTCCGGTGGAACCAGCTTCCCCTCAGACAACAGCACTTTGAACGCCAATTCTTGGCCCCAGCTTTATGAGGATTACCAAGACCCGGCACAGTCAGGGAATTATTATACCGGGAATTTGGTGTATGGAACCCAGCTTTTTATCCCCTCTAGCACCACTATGCCCACTGGGTTGACTAATGCAGGGCAGGAAATTTTTTGGACCCTACAACACTATGGCTCAATAACTAGGGACCAGGGGTCTAGCTGCTACTGCCTATATGCAGATCAGAATGTCCCCAGCTCTTGGATTAATGATCTGAATACTGATTTTCCTAAATTGGTGGCTTTGCTGGTGCCTATGAGAAATCAGCATCAGGGGGGACAGAGTTTTACGACTTATCCGATAAATGGGCCGGGGACTCGGTTGGATGCGGGGCCTCCGGCCCTGGCCCCGCTGGTGCAGAGTGGCCAAATTACTGCAACCAGTTTTAGCTTTACCGTTCCCGGCCTTGCGGCGAGCAACGCATCCACCATTTCTGTCCAGGATGTAAACACTCCGAGCGCGATGGGAACTAGCAATAGCTTCGCCGTAGGCTCAACGCAGGGGCCAACGGGAATAAAAACTAAAGGGGACATAATAACCTACTTGAAGCAAATCCAAGGCACTAGCATTCTCTCCGGTCAGTTTACAGAATCTCCCCCCACCAATTCAAATCCGTTTGGCTTTGCCCCAATCCAGACAATTTACAACACTACTAGCAAATGGCTAGCTTTTATCGGCATAGATGCGCAGGATGGAGGCACTTACGGCTACGATTCCAGTCCTTTTAGCTCCTATGCGCAAAATTATTGGAACAATGGTGGATTGATAGAATATAATTGGTTTGCGGACAATCCAGCTAATTGCGATGCGACCGAAACAGGCTCTTGTCAACATAGTGCTGGCGATTTCACCAAACCAGCCGGTGGCTGGTCTGATATCTACACTAGTGGCACTACTGCTAACACTAATTGGATTTCGCAAATGAATGCTGTTGCCACTGACTTACAACAGTATCAAAATGCAGGCATTCCAGTTATGTTTCGGCCTTTTGTAGAAATGAACGGAAATTGGAATTGGTGGGCTGTTGGAAGTTTGCCCTGTTGCACTGGCGGAAGTGGAATTACCGCTGCGCAATTTATTGCTCTCTGGCAATATACATGGAATTATCTAACAAATACCAAAGGTTTGAATAATCTGGATTGGATATATGCGGCAAATGCTTGTGGAAATTTGGGAAGCACGGCTGCACAAGCTTCGTGTGAAGGTGCTACATATCCTGGAAATTCTTATGTAGATATTTTAGGCTATGATATCTATTCGGAAACCCCTGGAAGTGACACCACCGGAGATTATGGATATTTCTCTGGTTCTGGATTTGGGGGGAAGCCAATTTTCTATGCCGAATTTGGAGCAGGACAGACTGCGGATTTAAGCTTTCCGCTAACCACATTAATTACCCAGATTCAACAAAACACTCCCAATATCTCTGCTTGGCAACAATGGTGGTCTGGCGGAGACAATTTTGGAATGGAACTGCTGACAAACACCAACGCCCTTACCAGCGCCCTTAGCAGTTCGGCGGTTATTACTAGGGGGGAGATTAATTGCACTTCTTGCACCGGGAGCGGTCCGCCAACTCCCAGCACAACTACGTGGAATCCCAATGACACCAGTGGGAGTATTACTCTTTCCAATGGCTATTTGACTGCGACCGGAACCGCCGTCGCCGTGGGTGGTAGCCGGAGTTCCACAAGCTATTCCTCCGGTTCCCAGTGTGAAGAAGTGCAGGTAAACACAGTCACAACTGATATGTGGATAGGAATTGCTAACAGCACTTATGCTTTGGCCGGGAGTGGAACCGCCGGATACGATACCAATGCTATTGGCTTCTATCCATCTAGCGGAAATCCACAGGGAATTTTCTTCAACGGCACTAAGTTATCTTCAGGCACCAACCCAGACGCCAACGGCGACGCAGTGACTATGTGTCAGAACTTTGCAACCAGTGAGCTTTGGGTTTCTACTCCGTCTATGCGGGCGTTGGGGCAGACATGGAATAGCAGCACCAGTGCAAATCCGGCGACAGGGGTGGGGGGAAATTCGTTTTCGGGTCTAAATTGCCCCTGTTTCATCACTTGGGGCACTCAGGACACCGGTAGTCAAGTGACCCTAAATCCAACCGGCCCCTTCGCCATTAGCACTCCCTCCGGATTTGTCCCGTGGCAAGCCTCCACCACCACTGCAAATAATCTAATATTCATAGATTTGCAATAAGAGATAAATCCATTGCAACTTAACCCGGATAAAACCACCGCGTTGGATTTGTGTATTGCAGCGTTGAAGGATTCTGGGGCAATTGGAGTTGGGCAAACTCCGTTGGCGGAGGATCTTTCCGACGCCCAGGCACGGTTGCAGTGGATGCTTCAGCAGTGGGAGCGCCAGCGCTGGCTGGTTTACCATTTGGTCACTAAGTCTATTCTTTGCACCGGAGCTACAACTTACACTCTGGGACCGTTGGGGGATATTGACACCGGGGGAGCCAGACAAGTCAGTAATCAATTCAACGATCAGTTTGGCAACGCCCCAGGCTTCGCCCAGATGCCAATCTCCGCCAGACCTTCTAGAATCGAAAGTGCCTTCCTCCGCCAACTACAATTCAGCAATAATCCGGTTGATGGGGGGAATGAGATTGACTATCCCCTGACCTTGGTCTCCTCTATGGAGGATTATAATAGAATTGCCCTGAAACAATTGCAGAGTTTTCCGGGATATTTGTTCTATGATTCTGGGTGGCCCTTGGGGACTTTGTATCCTTGGCCGATTCCCCAGGCTAACATCTATGCCCTCTATGTCAGTTATATGGAACAACTTCCCCCTGCGTTTGCCACTGCAAACACGGTGGTTTCTTTGCCTTATGAATATTTTGAGGCCATTATCAAAAATCTGGCCCTTCGCCTACGAACCCGATATTCAATCCCAACCTTTCCGGGAGATATGCTTCCGGGTCAAGCTAAAAGTGCCCTTGCGGTTATCCGGGGAAATAATGCCCAGATTGCAAGACTACAACTTCCTTCCGATCTGATGAGACCAAACCTCTACAATATCTTCTCTGACAGGATGTATTAAAATGGCAGTAAACTCTGGCACACCGACGCCGTTTCAGTCTGGGTTGGCGCTGCAAGATGGCGCGGCATTGGATACGGCGATAGCCCAGGATTTGACCTCTTGGGCTAGTGGCCTCACGGCCACGGGCACTAATCAGGCAACGGCCTTGCAGTTGGCGGCTAATCTTAACGAATTTGACACTGTTGCTTCGGGGGCTGGGTGTGCTCTGCCAAGGGCCACTTTAGGCGGCTATTGCTATGTTTTCAACTATGGGGCCAACACTTTGGCAATCTATGGCAATCCGGTGTCTAATGATACAATTGACACCGTGGCCGCTGCCACCGGCACCACCCTAACCGCCGCACATAGGGGGGCGCAGTTTATCTGCTTAAAACCAGGGGCTTGGATTTCGTTTCTGATGGGCGCAATTTCTAGCTAGGCGCGGAGCGGCCAATGGCAAGATTGCCGCTTCTCGGGGGCGCCTATTCCTCTAGAAGCATAATTGCCAGTTGTCAGAGGTGTATTAATCTGTATCCCGAGGAGAATCCGAAGGATTCTCTGGTGCCGATGACACATTATCAGCGTCCTGGGTTCGTGCCCCTGGTCTACGGACCAAATGCTCCGGTTAGGGGCCTGTATTCCGCGAGCAATGGCAATGGTTATGCGGTCATTGGAAATGGAGTCTATTTCATTTCCAAGGGCTGGGGACTGGCGCAGTTGGGGACTTTGCAAGTTACCGGAAGCAACCCGGTTTCTTTCATAGACAACGGAATAGATATTCTCCTAGTAGATGGAAGTGCCTTCGGCTACACTATTGCCATGAACAATAATACTTTTGGCATCCTAAATGATCCAACTGGAACTTTCGTCGGGGCAGACAAAGTTGACTATATTGACACCTTTATAGTCGGGAATATTCCCGGAACTAATCAATTTTTCTCCACCTATTCTAACGAACTGGTCTTTGACCCCCTTTACATAGCCGGAAAGACCGGATACCCAGACTTACTTCAAACGATTTACATAAACCGGCATTTGCTTTTGCTCATTGGGACTTATAAGAGTGAAATCTGGTATGATGCAGGGAATGCAAATTTTCCCTTCGCGGAACTTCCAGGGAGTTACTATGAACAGGGCTGCATAGCCAAATATTCGGTGGCTAGTCAGGATATTGATACTTTTTGGATTAGTCAGAATCTTCAGGGACAGGGGGTTGTTGTTAGGGTTAGGGGGTATGAGTGTAAGAGGATTTCAAATCATGCTTTGGAATATCAGTTTCGGCAAATAGTTGCCGCCGCAGGGCCGCAGGCTCTGGCAGACGCTCGGGGTTATGTTCATCAATTCGATGGCCATGTTTTCTATGTTTTGAATTTTCCAACCGCTGACCAGACTTGGGCCTATGATTGTGCAACTGACCAGTGGGCGCAACGGGGCTGGACGGATTCTTCTGGAATTATCCACCGGGACCGGGGAAATTGCGGAGCTTTTATAAATGGGACTAATGTGGTTGGAGATTGGGAGAATGGGACAATTTACCAACTGGACCCTAATTCCTACACAGATACTGTGAGCGGCGCAGCCGGGCCGATTAGTTTTATTCGGACTTTTCCCCATATTGGAGCGGGAGAGATGAATTTGGGGGCTCCGGGGCTTTCTCGGCCAGTTATGGCTGATGGGAAGCGGGTGAGGTTTGATCAGTTTTTGCTGGATATAGAGTGTGGCCTAGGGCCACTGGATGTTTTTGGTAATCCAGCCAAGGTGCAGCTTCGGTGGTCGGATGATCGGGGCCGGACGTTTGGCAACGCCCTTTTGCAAACAACCGGACTTCCAGGCCAATATCTCAGCCAGCCTCAGTGGCTAGGGTTGGGCATTGCCCGAGATAGAATCTTTGAAATCGAACATTCTATCGCTGGTCCTGCGGCGCTGAATGGCGCCTGGGTTCAAGGGGAAGTTCTACAGTCATGAGTGGAGCTAACCAAAACCAATCAGTTGCCCTACAGCAATATCAATACATCCCCAATCTCGATTCCCCAATGGTTAATCCAGACCTAACCATTACCATTCCATGGTATCAATTGTTGATTGGACTTTGGCGGAGAACTGGAGGTTCCACCACCCCGGTAACAGCGCAGAATGTCATAACTACCCAAACCGGGGCACCGGCCCAGGTGCTGGTGCCGGTGGGCACTCCTTACGAATACTCTCCGAAGACTTTGGGCAATCTGGTGGTGACTAGAAAATTCTCCTCCCTTTCCATTTTCAATGGAACAAAGGGGGGAGAGACTGTTGAGTTTTCTAGGGATGGGGGGAAGAATTGGTATATTGTGGGTTGTGCTCCTGTGATTTTGCCTTTGCTGGCGGGGGATTTTGTGCGAATTAGCTGGTTTTTGGCTGGGGCTCCGACGGTGGTTTGGTTTCCAACGGCTTTGGGATGAAACATCCGTTTTTAGTTCTAAGTCTGCCGCGTAGTCGAAGCTACTGGATGAGCCAGTGGCTAGCAGTTCCCCACGATCTTGGAACTACCGTTAGCTCAGTGCATCAGTTTGCTTGTAGTGTTGTCGCCGCAGGCGGCTCGGTGGAGACTGGCGCGGCAGAATTTTACAAAACCATTCAAAGAGTGCTGCCAAAGGCTAGGCTTTTGGTGCTTTGGCGAGACCCCGAGGATGTGATTGATAGTTTAGAACGCCTTGGCGCCCCTTGGGCTAGGGAAGAAATAGAGCTGCGCGCCAGCGCTTTGCAGGAGTTAGCTACGCTAGGGGTTCCATCAATCCACTCTGATGAATTAAGCAATCCACTTCGCGCGGCGGAAGTTTGGGAGTATCTTAAAGAAATTCCCTTTGACTTTGAACTCTGGCGGAGTCTGGTTAATGTAAAACTGGAGATTAATTGGGCGAAAAGACTAGAGAGGCTGGAGGAGAGAAATTTTGAAATTTCTCTGCTGCGCAGCGAAGCTGCCGCTGGCGCCGATTTTGTTTGGTGCGGGAGAGAGCCTTGGGAATCCATGGCTGATGAAGCAATTGCTCTAGGCAAAGCCCATTTTTTAGAATCCAATGCTGGAATACCAGAATGGTATTCTTACGAAGTAGATAAGGCGGCGCTAGACGCTGCTAATTCCTGCGGAGCATTGGTGATTTGGACTGTTAGGATAAATTGTGAGTTGGTTGGGTATTTGATTTGGCAATTGGGGTTTGATACGGAGGCGAAAGGCCAGCTTATGGCTACGCAGGGAGTTTGGTTTGTGGAGCCTTCGGCTCCACAAGGACTAGGCATTCGGATGATGAATGAATCTCTAGAATATCTCTGGACCTGCGGAGCAAAGGTGGTCCATTTCCATCATCCGATGTCTGGTAGGGGCGCTAAGCTTGGCAAACTGTTCCAACGCCTAGGCGCTAGCCAAACCCAGGTTCGTTATTCTCTTTGGAGAAAAACTGATGCCTAGTATTAGTGTGCCAGCGGCTATTATAGGGGCGGGGGCGATTAGCGCCGGCACAGGGCTTGTGTCTGGTGTTTTGGGCAGCAATGCTTCGAAGCAGGCGGCGGATACGCAGGCTCAGGCGGCAGATGAGGCTGCCCAAGTCCAAATGAATATGTTTAATACCACCCAGGCTAATTTGCAGCCTTATATGCAGGCGGGCCAGGGGGCGCTAGCGGCGCTACAAGGTGGAATTGGAACTGGTGCAGCCACCGCAGGAGGGCCGGGATACGGCAGTCTAATTGCCCCCTTCCAACCGACTATGCAGCAATTGGCACAAACCCCAGGTTATCAATTCACACTTCAACAGGGGCTGCAAGCAGCACAGAATGGCTTTGCTGCCCAGGGCCTTGGCAGCAGTGGCTCCGCCATAAAGGGCGCCGCCAACTACGCCGAAGGCTTAGCCTCCACCACCTACCAACAACAGTTCCAAAATTATCTGACCCAAAACCAGCAAATCTACAATATGTTGGGAGGCGTAGCCTCCCAAGGTGAAAATGCCGCCGCCAATTTGGGCAACGTCGGGGTGAACACCGGTAGTAATGTTGGAAATAGCCTAATGTCAGCCGGGGCGGCTAGCGCCGCCGGCACTGTCGGCTCAACCAACGCTCTCACCAGTGCATTGAGTGGAATTGGCAGCACCACCAGCAACACTGGACTTTTGCTAGCCCTGAATAACCAGGGATTGTTTAGTGGCTCTCCTGTTAGTGTTGATACTGGTTCAACTTTTTGAACTTGAGAATTAGGGAGTTGGGATATGTCGGATAGTGCTGGGGGATCGCAGGCCCCCCACCCACTGGCCAGTGCCCTGGATCAAGCTAACGCTCAGTTTGATGCGACTAGTAAGGCTGTGGCCCGAATGGATAAAGTAAGGAAAGAGTTGACGCAGTTGGCTAAGAAGGGCTCCGCTGTGACGCCGGAGGATGTCATTCAGGGGGCTGGAAAGTTGGTGGCCGGGGGAGAGGACCCGGTGGGACTAGCGTCCCTGATGGCAGATATGCCTACCAATGGCGGGGATGCCTTGGCATCCTGGGTTGCTATGCACGAGGAGCAAACGGCCCAAAAGGAACAGCAGCTAGCGCAGGTCCATGAGGCAGCTAGACATCAATTGGCCGTTTCTAGTGTGCATGAACTGGTGAGACATTCCATGGCGGCTGCGCAGCCGCCGGCAGCGAATGCACTGGCTCCGCAAGCGGCTGCGCCGCCGGCTGCGCCGGCGACAACAGCGAATGCTTTGGGAGCTTCGGCGCCTGCGGCAGCTTCGGCGCCTGCGGCAGCACCTGCGGCAGCATAGGGGACTTAGCTTGCCCATCGATCCGAGTATTGCCCTTGATGTAACTGGCGGCGGGGGACCTTCGTCCCCACCAAACCCTGCCGCCGGCGGCGGCGGACTGTCAATTGGTTCTCTTGGTTCCATCCTAGGAATGGAACAACAAATGAACCAAATGAAACAATTCAACACCCAATACGCCGCGCGGCAGCGCCTTGGGCAAATAATGGCCCAAAGTCCAGATTTAGAATCTGGACTTAACGCTGCGGCCAAAGATCAACTTGTGACTGGTTTTGCCGGGGCAGATTTGGGGCAGATTAGGCAGAATTATCAAACTCAGGTTGCTACGCAAGGGGAGCAGCTAAAGCAAAGTCAAAGTGCCCTACAAGCTTTTTCAAAAGGAGTAGGTTCAGCAGCGCTGACAGATCGTGCTTCTATACCAGATGCAGTTAATGCTCAATTAGGCACAATTCCGGAAGGTGTGTTGAAGCAAAGTTCTTATGCACTTCAGAGTGCTTATAAGGCTATTGCAGATCAAAATGCTTCGCCGGAGAAGCAGAAGGCTAGGGCGGTGGGGGCACTTGTTGGGGCTGGGATGGACCCAGGGGCCTTGAGTAGTTTGACGGGGACGACGGGGATTGCGCAGGCGGGGAACAGGCTGGTCCCGTATGCGCAGGCGCCGGGATGGGCGGGAGGGGCATTGAATACGGCTCCGGGCAGCATTGGGATGGGTGCGGCGCCAGCGTGGAAAGACGTGGGAGGTGGGGTTATTGCAGCCCCGGCCCTCGGACCTGGGAGCGCAGAGGTCGGCGCCGCAGGCGGCGGAGGCCCTTCGGGGAACGGAGGCCCTTCGGGGAACGGAGGCCCTTCGGGGAATGGGGGCAATGCCTTGTCCCCTTCGGGCACAGGGTCTGAGGCAGCGCCGCCTGCGGCGCAGCAGGCCTTGGCAAGCCTGCCCTCGTATTTGCGCCAGTCTCCCTCGGCCAAAGCCCCTGCGGGGTTAGGCGGGATCCCAATCCTGGCCCCAACCGAACAAGATCGTGTCAAAGAACTAAACAAAGAATTTAATGACCAGGATTACAAAGCAACCCAAGCCTCCCAAAATGTCTTGGGCAGCCTCAATTATGTGAATGCAGATTTGGATAAGTTAATCCAAGGCGGCGGTTTCCAGGCCCCCGGCACCGCCGGGGAGCTTCGGAATAATTTTGCCAAGGGCCTAAATACCCTAGCTCAGAGCCTGGGGGCCGATAAACTACCCTTTGATCCGGAAAAAGTAGCCTCCGCCGAACAGTTGATTAAAAACACCAACACCCTGGCTTTTCAGCTAACTAATCAATATGAGGGCCAGCAGCGTGTAGCGGCCGAGACTATTAACAAAGCTATGAATGCGGTTCCGGGGCTAGAAAATAGCTATTTGGGAGCCAAGATGGTCGCGGATGGTTTGCAAGCAACCGCACAGCGACAGGTTGACTATCGGCAATTTAGAACTGAATGGCTAAATAATCCGGCAAATCGGGGGGATTTGGGCAATGCTGATATGGCGTTTGCCAAACTCCATCCGCCGGAAGAATATACTAATCAGGTTATGCAAAAATATGGAATGGGGCCGAAGGGCTTCACCGATCCGAATGCGGTTAAGGCTGCGGTGGTTAATAAATGGTTAACTCCGCAACAGGCGGCGGATGTTTTGGTTAAGCAGTTCCCGGATAGATTTGAGAGGAGTGGGCAGTAAATGCCAGATGGTGGGAAGATGGACCCCATGGCATTTCTGGCCCAGGCGGCTGCGCCGCAGGCGGCGACATCTGTGGCGGATGAGCCTAAGCAGGACCCATACGAGTTTTTGGGTTTGTCGGCTCCGTCGCAACCAACGGCAAATTCGGTTGGCGCGCCTGCGGCGCAGCCCCAGAATCAGTCTTGGACGCGGTTGCCGGAAATGGCGGCAAGCTCTGCGGTCCAGGGGTTGGCAACCGGGGTTGGAATGCCGGGGGATTTGGCCCGTTTGGCCGAAAACACCATCGGCACGCGCTATGCACCCAATTTTACCAAATCTGTGTCCCCGACGGTAAATGCACTTTTGCCTAGCAGTCAACAATTGGTTGGCCTAACCGATGCGGCGGGGTTGACCAATAGGCCGGAATTAACGCCTGGACTTGGCGCGCATCCGGAGTTGGAGAAATATGGATCGGCCATTGTAGGTGGCGCGGCTAGTGCCTTGCCTATGGCCCTTTTAGGTGGTGGTGCCCTCGGGCTGGCGGCTACCGGTGCTGCAGGCGGAGCCGGTGCCCAGGCAGCTAGTGAATATTTGCCCAACAATCCCTATGCCCCAGCGATCGCGGGGGCAGCCGCTGGATTGGCAACTGGCGGGATTGTGGGAGCCGTAGGCCGCGCAGTTGAAAACTCCGGGCTTCGGACAGCGGCTCAGGTTGCAGAGCAGCAAAACCAAGCCGCCCAACAGGCGCTTGCAGCGGCTAAGGATGATTTGGCCACTACCAAATTAATGCAGCCAGGGAATTTGGCCGACATTAGACAAAAATCCCAAGCGGCGCTAACCGCTCAGCAACAAGCGGCCCAGGCCGCTAACAGCGCAGCCGGCGCAGCCACTGAACCTGTTTTGCAATCGGTGAGGCAAAAGCTTGGCGCGTCGCAGACGCTCCAAGAGGCCGGCGCAATCCTGCAAGACCATGCTAGAGATTGGCTGACAAATGTTATGCCAGAGAAGATGTCTGAGCTTTGGGGGAATGTGGATTCGATGATTCCGAAGGAAACTACAGTTCCTAGGAATAATTTGGCCCAAGCCCTACAATCCCTGAATGTTAAGGGGGGAAGCAATCAAGAATTGATAGATGCTTTTGGCATTGGTTTGCCCAAAGGCATCCAAAAGATAGTTGAGGGTGGTTTGGATAATCTACCGGAGCAGTCTTGGCAGGATGCTCAAAGACTTAGGACTTATATTGGGTCGTTGAGGGGAAATCCGGCGATAGCCGAGGCTATTCCGAAGAAAAACTTAGCTGCGCTTTATAGTGCCCAAACTGCGGATATGCAGCAGGCGTTGGAGAATGTGGGGCCGCAGGCGCAGGCAGCTTTTGCCCATGCAAACGAGGAATCTAGTAAGCTATTTGCCTTGCGAAATGGGCCGATTGCTAAGATTGTGTCAGGGCCTAATCCATCGTTGGCGAATGATCCGGCGCCTGGGGATGTGGCGGCGAAATTGTTGTCCGGGGCTTCGAGGGATGGGACTACGCTGGGGGCGCTCCGCGAGGCTATTCCGGGAGCGGTGGATGAATTGGCGGCAGCACATTTGTCGCAACCAAAAGCTTGGACCGGACTGGCGCCGGAAGCCAAGGCCCAATTAGTCCCTGATGTGGCAGATCGCCAAGCCCTAGACAACGCCTTTGCCCTCCGGGCACAGACCGAAGCAGCTAATGCCGCTGCCCTTGCATCGGCCAAGGCCGATCATTCCCAAACCATGGCTAAGGCCTTGGCTGATGCTAGGAATGAGATTTTGCAAAAATCTTTGGCGGTTAGGGATTTGAATCAAAAGGCCCAGGCGGCAAGTGCCGCCACTGCTGAGGCTAAAGCGGCGCTCCCTGCCAAATCCGAAGGACTTAATACCAAGGATATTGTGCATTCGCTTATGGGGCCGGAAATTGGAAGTGCCCTCGGGGCACTTGGCCACAGTTTAGTGCCTGGGTTGACGGATTTGCAAGGCGGCGCAGCCGGATTGCTGGTTGGCGCAGCCGCGCCGCTTGCAGGCAGAGCCATTAAGAATATTGTTAAAAATCCCTCTACCATTCGCTATCCGATAGGAGGCGCACTCGGCGCCTCCCAAGTCCCAACCATAGTTATCCGGCCAGGACAGCAAGGGCAGCAATGATTAGAAAAACTAAAATCGGATTAGCAGAAGCTAGCGCTTGCCAAGCAAGGATTGCCAAGGGCAATACTATTGTTAGAAACAAAACTACAACTGGAAGGCTCATTTTTAGTTCTCCATTTTTATGTCTGGAAGTGGGAGTTGCAGGCTGGGAAGGGGCGGGAGTGTAGAGGCCCCTGGGGCCAGAGGTTGGGGTTTTTGTGCCTCAATTGGCTTCTGCCTTGGTTGCTGGTATTTTGGCCTCACCCCCCAATGTTCATACCCATAATATCTAACCGCTGTTTCTTTCCCTCCACAAAGTTGGGCGATTTTAACAATACTCATTGTTGGATCTTTCCAAAGCTTAGCCCCTAGTTCCTTATCCCACTCTGATTTGATTCTTTTGTCTTTGGTGGTTTTCAACGATTTGTTCCTTTCAACACTGTTTGGGCCTTCGGTCCTGGTTGGTATAAGATGAAAAGTTACTTAAAACATGGTTCTAGAATGGCGCAAAGCTGGATGATTCCGGAGCTTTGTCAGGAGTATGATTTTCCCCTTGGTGCCAGCGGGGCTGGCACCATTGGCTTGATTGAACTTGGCGGGGGATACAATCCCTCAGATTTAACTATTGCATTTCAAATGATGCAACTGCCGGCCCCCAACATCACAGATGTTAGTGTAGATGGGACTAAGAATAGTCCTGGGGGTCCTGCGGATATGGAGGTGGCGTTGGACCTTCAGGTTATTGGG